TCCACCATCAGGATCTCCTCCACCTCCTCCACCATCAGGATCTCCTCCACCTCCTCCACCATCAGGATCTCCTCCACCTCCTCCACCATCAGGATCTCCTCCACCTCCTCCACCATCAGGAACAAGAAAGAATAAAAAACAAGATACTAGTTTTCTCAATAAAATAAGATCTTATATGACACAAATAAAGTTAGGTAGTAAAAAGAACACATTAAAGAATAGAGCTCTTAAAGGTATTAATAATATAACTAAAAAACTAGAGAATAACAAGGTGAAAAGACTCAGTGAGTATGCAAAGAAAAAAGTAAAAGAAGCACAGAAAGCAAAGGAAGCAGCAGAAAAGGCATCTATCGATCAAGGAGTTAATCCAAAGAAGTTTTATGAAACATCTGCCTTACAACTAAAACAAAAAGCAAGAAAGTTAGATAAAATAGCAAGAGCAGCAGAAGTATCATCCTTAACGGCAGTCTATGATGTAGCAAATAAGGTTGCCGAAAAAGAAGAGAAAAAACTAAAAGATCTTTCAGGAAATGCTCTTTCTGAGGGAGAAAAGAAGGTAACTGGGTTAAAAGAAAAAGCAGAAAAGGCAAAAGAAGCACTTGACAAGGCAACAACAACAAATAAAGAAATCGATGCAGCAGATGATAAACTAACAGATACTGAAACAAAGTTGAATGAATATGAAATAAGAATCGATAGAGCAATACAAGAAGCAAAGAAAGTAAGGGACGCAAAAGATAAAATAATCGATCAAGCAGAAAAGGCAAAAGATGCTGCTAAAACAGCAACCAATAAAGGAACTAAAAAGAATATGTTTGGAAAAAGTTATATAAACTCGGCAAAAACATTACAAGATAAAATAGGACCAGCTGAAGAATCAGCAATAAAAGCATTAGATGCTGTATTAGCGATTTCAGTAGAAGTGAAAAAGTATTATGATGATAATAAGCTTGATGAGATAAAAGATGAAATCAAAGGTCAGTTTGAAAAAATAAATAAGAAATTTGAAGAAATAGGAGAACAACTCAAAAATGAAAAAGACAAACAAAAAACAAGAGCAGAGATTCAAACTCAAAAAGAAGCTGAGCAAAAAAGAGAAAAGAATGCTGCAACTACAGAACTCACACGAGCAACCGAAACTCTAAAAACAAAGACAACAGAACTAGATATAGCAAAAAATAAAGTAGATAAAGCAAAAGAAGAGTTCGATATAAAATCAAAGGAAAGAATAGGAAAACTTACAGGTGATCCTTCTATAGAAGCAAAGGTTACAGCAGAAAGTGCATATAACAAGGCTAAGAGAGAACTCAAAAAAGCAGAAGATGCAGTTAAACAAGCAAAAGAGGAATTTGATAAAGCAACACTTGTTGTAGAACTGTATGTATTAAAAGGTGGAAAATACATAAACAGAAACATAAACATAAACAGAAAAACACGTAAACTAAGAAAGATCTAAGTAATATGAGCTTTTATATAAAAAGACACTATTACTTACTATTTAAGATACGAACATTACCAGTCTTGCGCACAATCAAATCCATCGAAAACAAAATAAAGATTCCACTCATGATAAACAATAACACTTCTGTCTGAGCATTCTCACCATTTCGTAGTTCTAGGTCATCTAAGCGAGCATAAATCGTATCGAGTTTCTTAAAAAACTGTTCAGTATCATACGACGATTTAGATTGTTCTGCACTACTTGGAATCGTGCCTCCAGGTGGTGGTAATGACTTGTAAAATGAGGTTCGTGCTCCACCAGGTGTCAGTGGCTTCCAAAAGTTATTCATCGAGGGCACAGGTAGCACTTCTTCACTGGTTGCCTTGTCATATCCTTCTCCACTAAATGCCTTTGTGAAGTCAGTTTGCATTCGATAGGAAGGATCATCACCAATGACGTTAGTGAACGAGGCAAATCCTTCCGAGAAATCTTCGTCAAAGTTGGCACCAAAGAACTTCGGTTTATTACCAGCCAAGACCTTTTTTGGAAACGTATTGTGTAATGCTTGTGTCGCACTTGGAACAACTTCAGATCGTAGAGCAGCGATTGCATCAGTAAATGGCTCAGCAGGTGGAGCATCCACAGGACTGTGCTCAATAAGTCCTGTTTTCAGATTCATGGGTGGAGTTTCAGGCAAAGGACGTAGAGCCGGACGATCGGGATCCACAACAGGCTCATCTCCGGATGGAGGATTTAAGAAAGTTAAAGGAGGACCTTTACATCGCTCAGCCTTTTTCCGTTCTTCACGACGTGCTACTTTAGTTGCCTTAGACCCCTTTCCTCCAGCCGATGGAATATCAGGAAAAGCATCTTGTAGTGAACAATATTCCATAGTCCTTGAGACTACTCTCTGCTGTTCCTTGTAAAATGTTTTGCGCCTTTTCCATCAGAGGAATGGACACGCAAGGTGTTGTTTTTATGAAAGGCGGTGTTCATGAACATATTAGTGACTTGATTGAAAAATATAAGACACCCATTGAGGTGATTTTAGTCATGATCTTTACAACAATGATTGTCTTCTTAGGCAAGGTTCCTGAAGAGGTTAGACACCTTTCAGATTCCTTCATAGGCCGTGCATCATTACTCGCATTTACTCTCGGTGTCGCTTACGTTTTCGGATGGCCATTGGGTATTCTGGCTGCACTCATGTCCGCGTTGTTGATTGGAGCCGGAGGAATCCATGAGACCGTAGTTGTTACAAGAAATCAAGAGGGATTCGCGCCTGATATGAATGTTCGCATAGTTCCCGATAAACACAAATGGCATGTTGAAAAAGTCTTGAATGAGAATCCTCTCATGATTGAAGATTCTACCGTCAGAACGTATGCTGTTCAAGATTATAGTGAGCGCAATGGAGTCAGCAATGGAAGTGTTCAAAGTAATTCAGTAAGTCGCTGAGGTCTACCAATAGATTTATTCATAAACGGTAGGAGGGATGTCTTTACAACCCGATGGCATCACAGATGCTGGAGCAAGAATCATAGTCGCAACAACATTCTTTTTATGGAATCTCTATGAAGGTTCTGTCATTGAAGCACCCTATCCACCCATGCTTGTAAAACTCTATGCTTGGCCCATTTGGCGTTTTATACTGGTCCTCTTGGTTCTAAGTGCTGCTTATTGGTGTCCAAGTGTGGGAGTTATGCTCGCACTCACCATTTTCTTTTATATTGAGGACCTCGAGAAGTTGACTTCTCCTTGGATACGGATTGTAGAGGGCAAGTAGAGGTTAGAATGAGTCTTCCCCCGGCTCCAATAGCACTGGGTGCTATAAACGCTATGGCAGTAAATCCAATTGAATATATTTTTACATCATTGAATACAAATCCATACTTTATTGGTTTAATGATGTTATGTCTCAACTTGGGAGGTCGATTTATTGGAATGGAAATCAGTAAAGAACAAGAAAAGTTCCTTCAACACCCCGCTATTCGTCGAGCTCTAGTTTTTACAGTGTTATTCGTTGCAACACGAAATGTATTTGTAGCATTCATAATGACAATCATTACTCTTTTATTAATGAGTTTCCTATTCAACGAGAATAGTGATCTCTATCTATGGGAATGGCCCCATGCTCAAAAGAAGGTTGATACACCACAGCAGGGTATGGGGCTCACCCCTGAAGAAACGGAAATCTGGCGTCGCCTTCAGGAAAAACAGAATCGTATTGCCGCGTCAGTAAAAGCAGCAAGTGATCAAAAAGAATCGAAATCACAATCGATTGAAGAAATCTACACACTCAATCTGAGTCGGCTTCAAGGACTTATTTAGTGTAAAATAATATACATTACTTCATATTACAATAATACCAAGTAATGTTGTTTATATCGTTCATTTAGACATTCAAAGATAGTGTATTACCACTGATGGCTGTCTTCTTACGACCACGGCGTCCACCTGTGCGTGTGCTATCTGCTGTGCTACCTAGATCACCACTGTGAATGCTCTCCATTTCCATGGCCGCTGCAACTGCAGGTTGATTCATAGCAGGTGGAATGCCCATGCCCAGATTGGGTGGTGGCATTTGGAAGTCTGGAGCCTCGCCCATCACCTCCGCACGACGAACCTCTTCAAATGTCTTTAAAATATCATCGACACCGGAAGGACCACGCATTTCACGACGCGCCGTTTGTCTTGGAGGCTCTACAGAAGCAATCACTTGAGGGCTTCCTGGCATGTTACCCATTTGAGCACTGGATCCAAAGAAGGCACCTGTAGGACCTGATTCCCGCATAGGCATGGTTGCACCCTGAGAAGGTGCTGGTCCTGGTCCAGAAGCGCCCATTGCCATACCCATAAAGTTTCCAAAACCAGAGCCAGCCTGTGATGCGGCTGCACTGGCAAACTGACGGGCGAGTTCAGGATTCTTCTTAAGAATATCGTCCATTGATGGCATACGTTGGCGCATGAAAGTATTGCTGACGTGGCACATAAATCCAGATCCAGCAAGAGCAAACATGAGTCGTGCCTCAGGTGGCATCTTACCACGATCCTTGTATTTATCATACAGTTCCTCAAAGATTTCATCAAAGTCCTCGACATTTTCATGAACGGATTCTGACCAACCGTCCAAGTTGAAATCAAATGGATCAAATCGATTATTGAGCCACTCAAGACCCGTTACAACACCCATGAGCGCCTGTCTTTGGAATCGCAGGGAACCCTCGAGATTACGGGCATCCACCAGACGATCATATTCACCCTTGATCTCATCAAGTGAGTTGTCCTGTGTAAATCGACGAGCGACCGGAAAGCCTTTTTGTTCCAGACGTTGTAACTTATTCAAATACTCAATCTTCTCCTTCTTTTCCTTCTCAGGGTCACGCTGACTCTGAACAGGAGTGAGGGCAATCGATGGTCCTGATGCTGTCTGTGCGTTACTGAAGAGTGATGAACTATTTGATGGAGCAGAAGACTCCTTTGAAAAGGTGATTTCAACAGGTTGAGTTCTTGATGGCTCTCCAAATCCCATATCCAATGTAATAGGCTCTAACGGTTCTAACTGTGAAATCTCTATTCCAGAAAGAGCCTGAGAGGTCGTCGGAACATTGATTGTATTCATAGGTTGCGAGGAACCGTTGTTGCCACCGATTGAAATTTTACTTTGGTTCGCCAACATATTTAAACCCAATACATCGGAAGAGTCCGTGATATCTATAACATTACCGAGGTCGTTACTTAGGCCCATATCCAAATCGCTACCACCCATTGACCGGGCAATATTCTCCATCTCGCGAATCGAGATACCTGCCATCCTTCTTCGGACTCATGAGGACTTTTTAGACTCTTGTTTAACGCAGTTTTGGAACTGCAAAAAATAGACAGCCTAAAAAACAAAACGATGAAAGGTAGTGTAGTATGAAAACCTATCGTATTAAGGCAGAAACTGAGTTTATTCCGTATATCCCTGGATGGGTGTTTAATACATTTGACTCGGGTCCAGATCGAACATTGGTTTATATTCAAGAAACAGATGCTCAGGAATCCTTTCTTTCAGTCCCTGGTCAAATCCATCGTAGTTCACCGATGGGACAGGCCATTTATAAGTTAGCCTCGTTGAAAAACGGCCCCAAAGACTGGCTTGAGGTAGGCACATGGAATGGTCTGGGAACAACGACCTGTATTTTAGATGGCTTTGCACAACGAACTGAAGAAAATGATCTTCGATTACTTTCATTTGAACTCGATCCTATGATGATGGGAGCTGCTCAAAAGAACTTGGAGAAACACTCAGCATATTCGTGTGTTAAGTTTATTCAGAACAAACTCATATCACCTATAAAGGCAGAGTTTCCATCAATCAACACATTTAGCAAACATGAACAACAACAGCCACATTTTATTATTCATTATGATCGTGAACGTGGTCTCTATGAATCTGCAAGTGGATATGTCCCACCGTTTGCCCCTCAAGCAGTGATTCTGGATGGAGGTGAATACAGTGGATATTTTGATTGGCTTCATCTTGATAAGAGCCGTCTTCAGTGGATCTTTTTAGATGATACATCCATTTATAAAAATAAAAGAGTATTGAATGAACTCCTTGAGGATTCGAACTGGAAATGTCTTGTAAACTCGACTCAACGAAATGGATGGGCTTTATTTGTCGCAACTACAGTATCGTATACCGACCTTTTCAGTTAGTTAAGCAAGAGCATCCAAACACATACAAAACGCATCCGTTAAATCATTCTTTTTGCTATAACTGGCTAAATGTGTGCGCCATCTGAGTGACTCTTCAATCTGTGTTCCTGTTAATGACTCTTGAACACGCTTTTCGGAACCTTCCTTACGATCCTTATAACCTTCATCACCTTTCTTGGCCGCGACCTTGATCTTTGCATGCACTAAACGGAGTTTAGGAGGCAAAGGTTGTATTAACTCTCGCAAAGTGGCAAACAATAAGATTTGAACCGACTTCATTGTAGGATTTTTCAAAACGGGCTGGTTTTCTAAGAGGATTTCATTGACCCCGTGAAATAATGACTTGCGTTCAGTTATGAAACGTCGAATGCTGTCGTGTAAAACCGTCATCTCCGTATCAACTGCTTTTTTGACTTTTAGTTTAAAAATCGGCAAAGCAAAGAACTCTGCGGCCTTTTTAACCAAATCGCCTTTGGATTTGGGTAGAGGATGGATTCCCTTTCCCGCAAGTATAATATGAATCTCTTTGGCTGGAGGAAGTTTCTTCAAAAGATTTCCTGAAAGATCACGGAAAGCAGGAGTGGCGGAGGGACAATGTTTCACGCAATACTTGGCTGAAACTGTTTCAAAACTCGGCTTTAAAGAACACTGTGCACAGGCTTCTTTTGATTCTGAAGCAGAGTTAGCAGATTGACCTGCGAGTAAGTCATAGTTCTCCCAACCAAGAACTTTAATGGGTGTGCCTGATATATCCGATTTCCTTAGGATACACCACGCAAGATTACGAATACCGATATCAAATGCTAACACGGTATGAGGGGCCATCTAGATAACTATAGATGGATTCTTTAATATAGCATTTCTTCACCACTTACTGGTGTGTTACCAAGAGGCTCAAATGTGCGTCCACGTCTTGAGTTGCGTCCTCCTTCGAAACGCTGTGTAAGCATAGTTTTACCTTTGGGTGCCGCTTGTTTTACAAAATCAAATGTGCCAAAGAGTTCAGGTGACTTATCATAGACACGTTCAACACCGATTCCTCCTTTAAAACCCGTAGACATCGCATTACATTCAGTCGGTTTACATTGAACAATCGCTTCAGGAGGAGGGACCACCGTTGAGTCAAAGCTGTAAATCGCACCATTTTGCATTGCTTGACGTTTTCTTGACAGTTGAATAATAGAGTCTGTATTCTGTTGAACCCATGATTTTGAAGCAAACTGTTTGCCTGCTGGAATATTCTGCTCACAATGAGGACGATAGTCAGTTATAAGACGGCCATCTTCCATGGGGGCGGCCCATCCAGGAAATCGTGAATCAGGTGTAGTTGCCGTGAAGCGTGGAGATACAATACTCTTCCTAGCAACAGTTTGGGCATCATTAAGAGAAACACGCGGATAAAAGTTTGGATTTGTCGGTACTATAAAGAACTTGCTGTCCATTTACTCCTGATGAGCCGTGCGATTCTCTTCCGTGATCGAATCCACAGGAAATCCCTCAGGTTGATTTGGCCCACCAAGGCTGCCCGCAACAGGCTGTGCTGTTCCACCACGCTTCAATGCGTCAACGATTTCACGCTTGTGTGCTGAACTGGCCACGGGGATACCACGCTGCTTGGCCATTGCCTTGAGTTCCTTGGTGGTCATGGATTCATAGTTGACATCCAAAGATGATACCGGGACAATGGGCTCTACGCCTGTTGTAGAAGAGGCAGAGGCAGTCTCCGCTTGTTGAAGAACGCTCTTATAGAACTCCTCCTCGGGAACCTGATCAATATCGTTCGAATCAACTGGCTCGGGGGCACTGATTGGCTCCACGCGAAGATCATGTTCATCCATTTGATTGGCTGACCCAACAAGACCATAGTTCTGAGCAGAACCAATCGACATTAATGTATTTTCTGTAGCCATCTTGAGGTCCAAAAGGATATTCTCAGTGAGGCTCACACGCTTCTCTGCCTGTGTTAGGCGTGTGTATAGATAAAAGAAGAGTGCACCAAAAACCAAAGCTAGAACAAGGCCGATTGTGAGGGAATCACTGAGTCCGTTCATTTCTCTTTGTTCCTGTGGTTTTCCGGGGTAGGGACTTTACGCGGAGGCAATAAACCCTTTTCTCTTAAAATCTCATCTACACTGCTAACCTTACAAATACCGGATTCAAGTTGATAGGTGAATCGAATCTGGCCATTCTCTTGTGTGGCTGGAACACATAGACGATTTACATGAGCAGGAGCATTCTCTGCGAGTTCAAATACATGTGTGCTAATCAAACTTGCCACATTTTCTCTCTTCCAGAGTTTATTCAAGAAGACAGAGGCCGTGCGGGCACCATCTGGTGGATTTGTGCTATGAAAGAGTTCATCGAAAAGAACAAGACCACAATGATTTAGATATCGTGAACGACGTAGAATGCGTGTAGCAAAATCAACTTCTGTTTCAAAAAGACTGGAGGTGCCTGGTTTATCTTCAACGCGGAGTCCTGTTGCAATCCATGTGAAGGGTTTAATCGAGAGTTTTTCTCTAAAAAACGCCATTCCAAAGAGTTGTGAGCAATACACATTTAATAGAATACTTCGTAGAACAGACGATTTCCCTCCACGATTGGGCCCTGTTAGAATCGTATGAGATTGATCCGTAAAGTTAACAGAATATTCTTTGCGAGTCTCTTCATCAAGAAATGGATCAAATGCGCCCTTCATTTTCAAATAAGGAGATGAATGACCTGTTCTGATAAATCGAACGGCTTGAAGATCCTTGCACTTCGCAAGGCGATAAATAACTTCAATATCACCCAGTGTTTGAAGAGCCATTTTTAGACTAAAAGGAGAATCCCAAATCTCTGAAAAGTTCCTGCGTGGATCACCGAGTTGTGGAAGAATGTGTTCGAGTGGATTCTTCAGTTTAAAAATCTCAGGAAGTTGATCCATGATTTGGTGGCAGACTAATGTTAAACTCTCAATCGCTTCACCTTTCTTTATAATATCCTTATCAACAGCATGAATGTGAAATGCATTTTGAATCGGTTGTAATATACTCTGAAAGATTGAAAAGATGGTTAGACCGATTTGAACCATTTGTTTAAGATTTATAGGTTGATTGTCGATACCGAGTGTCATCATCATCACCTGAACATATTGATTTGGAGTAATAGGAAGTTTATACCAATATTTGAGCATAAGAAAGGGCAAGACAGTCATCAAAACAGGACTTGTGACAGCAAAGGCTGGCACCAGAAACTGTTTAAAATAACTGACAAAGAACAATAAAAATGGCACAGAGTTTAAGGGTTTTAGAGACTCCCAGGATGAAAAGGTGATTTGTTCATAGGAGTTAGTCTCAACAGCAGATCGATTTGTAAAGTCCGTTAGCAATGGTTCTAACTCAGCAATCTTATCAAAGAACTTATCGAGATCCAGATTGGCATTTCGCATAGCCAGAATACTGGATTGACGTCTTTCAAGAGTTAAACGGTCCGATGAAAAGAGATGAATCTGTTTCTTGAAACTCTCTTCACCTGTAACGGTTCGAATGCCCAAGATGGGTCCAAGCATATTGACTCGGGACTCTTTAACATAAGTGTCGGTATCCATTCCTATAAATCCGCTATCCTCAAAGCACTTAAATTTGAACGCAAATCATATCCACTCTACGGTTATTCGGCATGGAAAAAAATATTCGTTCAGCGGTAGCGGTGGCAGGAATGTCTACTACAGTCGATTCTTCAGTTCAGCAGGCACTCGTAAATGCGATTCTCACCTTTCGGTCTCAGGTTCAACCCTTAGTATCCTCAGAAACACGTGAAAAGATTAATACTCTACGAGGTGTTCTTGATATTAAGACTTTAACATCGGCAAGAAACGGTGGTGATTGGCGACGAGGTTCCGCAGGATCACAGAATCCGAATGTTAGTTCCATTCCGTTTGCCTCGCAGCAACAGCAACAACAACAAGCGTATGACTCATCTCGATGGCGCCCTACAACAGCAAATAGTCCACGTATCAGGCCGAATACATCAAGTGGTTCTTTGAGCAGTTCTTCAGGATCACCGAGTTCAACACCCAAAGCACCCATTTATACAGGTCCTCCTCTTGGTCGTTATCAAAGCCGTTTCAAAAATCAAACAGAAGATATTGAAGAAAAGATCCTGAATCGTATTATTCGTTTGAAGTTGAACAAGTTTGGCCCTACAACCTATACGGAGATTCGTGATTTCCTCTTTCAGATCCTGGGTCAAGAATCAGTGATAACAGAAGAAGGCAGTAAACTAAAGGCTGAAGATGGTCAGGTTGCAGAGTTTGTTCGTGACTTTATGTTGATGGTCTTCCGAAAAGCCGCAGCAGAGGAGATCTATTGTCCTTTGTATGCAAAACTACTTGCTGAAATCGGAGCTAAGCATTCAGTCATCTTTGATGAAATGAACAATCTATATCAGCGTTACATGGAGATCTTTGAAGAGCCTGATGTAAACTCAGAGGCGATTGGCACTGAAGCATTTGAAAAGAAGAATCTTGAAAAGAAGTATCGTCTTGGATATAGTCAGTTTATTGCTGAACTCACTGCTCTTGAGATTCTATCGATGAATGCTCTTGCGAGCACAACGAAAATGTTGATTAAACTGGTAGATCAGCATTCGCGTGTAGAAGATAAACGTCCATTGATTGATGAGTATGTAGATTGCTTACTACGTATGTCACGTGTTCTTAAGACAAAGAACTCGACTTTCTTTGTAACTGCAAGAAAACGCCTCTATACTGAAAATCATGATCTTATTGACACACTTATTCACCTACGAGATGATACTTATAAATCACTCAGTTCAAAATCCCGCTTCCTTATGATGGACCTTCAAGAGATTTATAACTCATAAACTACCGGCTCTTAAAATAAGATTTTCCTGCGTATAGTTAGAAACAAAATGGTTCGCAGCTCAACTCGTCGTTCAAGCAAGGGTCTTTTTACTCGTTTGTATTCTCCCATTGGACACCTTTTTTTGGCAGGCAAGGAATCAGTTGGCGCAGTGACCAATACGGCAAAGGGTGTTGTGGGTGAGGGTATCGGTGGTCTTGACAAGATTGGCCGATCCGTAACAGGACACGCCAACATGGCCGTGCGAAACATCTTCAGCCGAAAGAACCGCAAGAACCGCAAGGGTGGTGCAACCCGAAAGGACCGCAAGAATCGCAAGAACCGCAAGAACCGCAAGGATTAAACACCCCCGGTTTTAGTTGAGTGCGGGTAAAAATTTGAGTTTGACCCCTGCCTTGATGCGGGGTATAAGTGAAGATGAAATTCAATCAGAATCATAGGATGAATCGTTTTAAGAAGGCAGCAGGCGACTCGAAAGAAGATTCTTCAAGTCGCAAGATGCCAGCACGTAATCGTCGCAGAGGAGGAGCAGGAGGCGGAAACAAGGATGACGATAGTGTCGACAGCAAGGGTAACATTCGTAATCTCATTGCATATTCAGTCTCTGATGAGGAAATGGAGACTGATTCCGAGGATTCTGATTTTATTGACGAGGATTCTGAGCCGATCGTTGAACAAAAAAAGAAAAAGAAGTCTATTGCCCCCAAGAAAGTAACGAAAAAGAAGTCGAAGCGAGTGATTGAAGAAGAAGATGAGGAGGACGAGGACGAGGAAGAGGAAGAGGAGCCCGTTCGTCGTCGTATTCGCAAAGCCGTCGCTAAGAATACCGTAAAGAAGTCAAGAAAGCGAAAGGAAGAAGAGTATGAAGAGGAGGAAGAGGAAGAGGAAGAGGAGGATGACGAGGAGTATGACGAGGAAGATGATGAGGACTATGAGGATGAAAATGAAGGTCACCCAGGCATTAGCATTCTCTTTGGTTCCGGTGATGATATGAGCGATCGTATGATTCCCAAGCGTCATAACATGAAGAAGGAATCAGCCGATGTTAAGAAGTTCGTAAAACTCGTCTCAAAGCCTCTTGAATATGATACGATTGATGATCAGATTGATCATTTCAAGGGTCTTGCGGAAGATAAACAGAAGCAACTCTTGGAAGCTCTTGATCGTAAGCCAAGCACCGCCGAGCAGAATCTTATGTTCAAGATTTTGACCATGAAGCTTCCTGAGGATGTGCAAACTATGGTTCTCTCTAAGTATCACTCACTTCAGACACTTGATGCAGGAAGTGGTGAGTTCTTCAAGATGCGCAACTGGCTTGAAAAGCTAACAAGTGTGCCATTTGGTATCAGCAAGGAGATTCCAGTTCGTATTGAAGATGGAACTGAGAGTTGCGGTGCCTTTATGGAACGCGCCCGTCGTTGCCTCGAAGAAGCCATTTATGGTCAAGAGGAATCCAAGTTACAAATCATGCAGTTCATCGCAACTAAAATCAGTAATCCAAAGGGTCGTGGTCTATCACTTCTGCTTGCAGGACCTCCAGGCATTGGTAAAACCAGTTTGATCAAGAATGGTATTGCCAAGGCACTTGGCTGGCCATTCCAGTTTATCTCATTGGGTGGTGATTCTGATGCGACTACCTACACAGGTCACCAACTGGTCTATGAGGGAAGTCACTCAGGCAAGATTGTCAACTCACTTATTACAGCCAAGAGCATGAGCATGGTTCTTATGTTTGATGAGCTTGACAAGATTAGCACAACAGCAAAGGGTGAAGAAGTGCAAAATATGCTTATCCATTTAACAGATCCTGTTCAGAATGAGGGTTTCGAGGATAAATATCTCGCGGGTGTCCCCATTGATCTCAGTCAGGTAATGTTTGTCTTCTCAGCCAATGACCTTTCAAAGATCGATCGTGTGCTTCTCGATCGTATGATGGTGATTCAGCTCCAGGGCTATAACCAGAAAGAGAAACTAGCAATCGCAGAAAACTTCCTTGTGCCTGCAGCTCTCCGTGATGTCAATCTCGGTGAGAAGGTCGCTATTAGCAAAGAGGTTCTTGAACACATGATGAAGGAGTATGCAAATGAAGAGACAGGAGTAAGAGAACTCAAGCGTTGTGTTGAACAGATCGCTCAAAAGATCAACATGTTGCGCATCTTCAACTCAAAGGATCTACCCTTCTATATCAAGGATTTCCAGTTACCTTTCGTTGTAAAGAAGGAGCATATTGATTTGTTCCTGAAGAAGAAGCCTGGTGTAAATGAGTCGTTCCAGCGGATGTATTTATAGATGCATCCATGAGATCACGAGCCGCAATCAGTTGAGCCAGCTTAGTATCGAGTTCTTTTGAAGAATGATTTGTAGATACTTTTTCTTTTGTAGTTCCTGTGCCCCATCGGCATTGAGTGCACGCAGGTGGTTTCATGACTATTAGATATTCCATATTTTTGATAGTTCATCTTCAACAAACGAAGCGACCGTTGTACTTAAACGAATCAGACTTCCGTTATTGAGAATCGTATGCCAAAATGGAAATCCGAGGAGTCTATATTCTGTTAAATCAGGAACAGGAGAGACTAACTGAGATGGACGAATCACCTGAATCGGGACGAGTATGGCTTCAGGTATCTTTTTTTGAATCGCTAAAAGTTCTTCGATGTGACGCCAATCACTGATTAAGAACTTACGTTGTCCTTTTCGTATTGCTTTTTTAAGATCATTGCTAATCTCACGTGCCCAGATTTCTTTATCCTTCGTTCTTCCTTCTTCTGCCATCCGAATGATTTCTTCACGGAGTGTTCGGTCCGAATCAACACGGAAGGGTTTTGATTTCTTTTCTTGATCGAAACACCATTCAATAGGGATAGCTTGATCTGAAGCCACACGAAACTTTACAGCATCAGCGATAGCAAATCGTGAAAAATCATAGGACTCGACAAGTATTTTTGCAACTGCATCTTTACCTGCATGTGACCATCCAGCAATAAAGACAATAAGAGGTTTCTGTTCCACAGTCATTTACTAATGAATAGTAGAGAACCCTTTATGTCTTCAGATATCTCAGTATTATTCTTACAAAAAATGCTTTTTAAAGTTGCCATAATGCTTCTGATTCTTGGTTCATTGAACTGGCTGATTATAGGTGCATTCCGAGTGAACTTGGTAGAGCGTCTATTGGGTAAAGGAGTATTAACTCGTAGCATCTATATCATTATTGGATTGGCTGCGGTAGCAATCATGTTCTATCGTGATACGTATTTACCTTTCTTAGGTGAGACGGTGTTACCTTGTTCCGCCTTTGTAGACCGCGTTCCTCCTGGTGCGACTAAGGAGGTCCATCTTTCGGTAGAGCCCGGGTCAAAAGTTCTCTACTGGGCGGCTGAACCTGCAATGGAAGAACTCAAACACATTAATAACTGGCAACAGGCATATCTCAAATATCAGAATAGTGGAGTTGCCACTGCGGATGAAAATGGAGTGGCGATTTTGAAGGTGCGGGCGCCACAACCTTATACAGTTCCTTATAAAGGACGTTTAGAATCCCATGTGCATTTCCGAGTGTGCGGAGAAAATGGAATGTTGAGCCGAGTAAAGACTTATTTTATTAACTCTGATAAAATCGACAGCTTTTAAAATAAAATCTTGAAACTAGTTAGAAATGTCAAACACTAGTGCTAACATTAAGCTTCCTGACCCAAACCCTCCCGTCAACAACAACTCATTCACATCTAGAATGCCTCCCTCAACACCTACATTACCTCCTTCCTCACCAGGAGCCTCTCATGTTAATGCCGTCGTTGGCAACCTTACTAAGATGACAGGTGGCAAGTCACGAAAGAACCGAAAGAATCGCAAGGATCGCAAGAATCGCAAGAATACACGCAAGAATCGCAAGAATCGCAAGATGTATTAAATGCGATAGTTAGATTTTATAAATATCTAGAAACTATAGAATAATGTCCTATAGTTTCGGAGATATTAAAAAGTTAGATAAATACATTCGTAACGATATCCTTGGATATCCAGATGATATTAATAATAATAATGATAGTTATCTTCCTACTGTCTCGGAACTTGAGGTTGATTCCAGATCTATCTATATTGAAACAGGAGCAGGAGCAGATAGTCTACTCATTACGATTAATCAAGAAAATGGCACATTAGAGACTAAGTTACGAAGACCTAATAATGATTCAAATGATTTCTATTTTATGACGGAACCCGATGTCTTAAAAGAACTACAAGCATTTGTTGTAAAAAAACAATCAGGTGGTAAGAGTCGCAAACGAAAACAACGCAAGAATCGTCGTTCTACAAGACGCAACTAACTGCTTGGTTTTAAGAATAGAACATAAGTATTGGATCCAAAGACAGGATTTTCGATCTTCATCGCCTTTTCATCATCAAATAGATGCCATTGATCTGTAAGAGGACTTTTTGCTTGTGATGTATAGTGACCACCTGCTGATGAACCATGATGATCCACGATAGCAAAACATTGATATTTTTGAAACTGACTCGGCTCAGGTGAATCAGAAGAGAAGAACTCTTTAAAACATAGTTCATTGGTTTCATCCATTTTCATGGTGGTATGTATCTTACGCCCCTCCATGGTGAATCGCTTGATAGATAATGTAATCATTCGTGGCATACGCCAAATACGAGTCCTACGAATAGCAACAGATCGTGTTGGTTTACAATGATCACATGCATATCCTTCAATCTCTTCATCTTTGAACTCGTCTTTTAACATTGTATGAATAGTCGGAGCCTCTTCCCCTATCACTTGTGGAATCGGCATCTTCAAACAGTTAAAGGTTTCCCAGTTGTTCGAATGATTTCCGCATCCTTTACATGTAATCGTTACACGAAATAGACCATAAATCATCTCCGTAAGAGGTGAATATTGTTTACTAAATGAACGTTTCCATGCTTCAAGTGCTTCCTGGATTGCTTTCTCTTTAGTTGTTACAGGTGGAGCTCTTAGAATCTCAATATTAACCTCTTCTGCCATACCCTCGTGGAGTTGATCCAGAAGAAATGTAATAAACTCATGACTATCATGTTGCTCCGGAACTAAGAAGTGATCAAATCCAGCAGCCTTTGCCGCAGGGAACATCGATTGTAGAAATCCCTCAGGTCGGACAAAGGCTGGATACGATCCAGACCAAAGTGATTTTAGAAGATCGGCATATCCGAGAACAAGTTGTGTCTTCACATTCGGTTTCTTCTTTTCAATGAACTTTGTATGGTGACCTTCAAGAAAGAATGCAGTGACTTCTGTATTATGTCTGAGTGCTTGAAGAGCCGCATTTAAATAACATGTATTGCGCATATTTGCCAGACCGGTAACTCCTTTTGTATCTTGGCGAGACTCCATAGAAGTAGTAGGTGACCCCCCTTTAAAAGTTGAATGCGATCGATGCTTCGAGGAAAGCACTGCTTCAAATGAGTTCTTATCCTTATGATTCTGTTTACGGCGTGTCATTGCTAGATGACCTGCACAACTATTTTCCTGCTTTATTATATGATTCTTCCTCGTTTGTAAGTGTCCAAGAAGTGTTAGCCTATTTGCAAACGCAGACACGTAGTCGTTTCGATTTGTATTCACGTGAGAATCGTGCCTATCGATCGAGGACTGAGCCTGTTGCTCGTTCTTCTTCTTATTCTGTTCCTGTTCCTGCTTCTGCTCCTGTTCCTGCTTCTGTTCCTGTTCCTGTTTCTGTTTCTGCTGGAACATATTATAACCTGCTGCCTAGCTTACGTTCGACTTCAACTTTACCTAGTCGAAGTGTTACAGCACAACTCATTGAAGAAGAGGATATGACAGGTATTCAAGAGGCTGAAATGAATACTTTAACAAGTCGACTTCTATTACAACTTCTTGCTCTACCACAAGGATCATTGATTACTACCCGTCCTACCAATACACAGTTCTTAACTCCTGTGATTGTGCGTCCAACTCAAGAGCAGATCAATCAAAATACGACCGTTGGAGCCATTGTATCAGATACAGTCCAAATGTGTGCGATTTGCCAGGATACATTGACCTCTGAACAAGAAGCAAGAAGACTTAATGTCTGTGGTCATTGGTTTCATCTCGGATGTATCGACCCGTGGTTTCAACGCAATGTTCATTGTCCTGTATGTAGGCATGATGTTCGTGAACTTCCTGGTGCTCCTGAAGAAGAATAGGTATACTAAGTAGAAATGAACTATTCTAAGGTTTTTAACAAGATAGCCGATCCAGCATCTAGACGCGATACACGCTATGGACCTGATACACCTGCTTTGTATGCTATACTCAATAAGTTTGAGAAGGGGGGGAGGAGGATGATTGATTTAAAGATAGCAAATTTAAATATTCATTCATTACCACCACTTCCGGATCCGGATAGGATTAAAGGTTTATATTTTTATAATAATCAACTAACTTCATTACCGCAACTTCCGGATGGACTTGAAAAGTTATATTGTGAACAAAATCAACTAACTTCATTACCATCACTTCCGGATGGACTTAAAGATTTAGAATGTAAAAAAAATCAACTAACTTCATTACCAGAACTTCCGGATAGACTTACATATTTATATTGTGAACAAAATCAACTAACTTCATTACCAGAACTTCCGGATACACTTAGACATTTAAAGTGTGAACAAAATCAACTAACTTCATTACCACCACTTCCAGAGGGACTGCATCTATTATATTGTTTTAATAATCAACTAACTTCATTACCAGAACTTCCAGAGGGACTGGATCTATTATATTGTTATAATAATCAACTAACTTCATTACCAGAACTTCCGTATGGACTGGATCTATTAGGTTGTTCAGGAAATAAACTAACTTCATTACCACCACTTCCGGATGGACTTAGCGATTTATTTTGTCATGAAAATCAACTAACTTCATTACCACCACTTCCAAAGGGACTGGATCATTTAGATTGTGAACAAAATCAACTAACTTCATTACCAGAACTTCCAGAGGGACTTAGAAAATTAAAGTGTGGAGGAAATCAACTAACTTCATTACCAGAACTTCCAAAGGGATATGAAGAACATCATTTAGTTCCACTTGAAGAGTTATCTTGTGATGGAAATCAACTAACTTCATTACCAAAACTTCGGGGTGGACTGTATAAATTATCTTGTAATGATAATCAACTAACTTCATTACCGCCACTTCCAAATAGACTGTATTATTTATATTGTGAAAAAAATCAACTAACTTCATTACCAGAACTTCCAGATGGACTTAGCGAGTTAAAGTGTGGAGGAAATCAACTAACTTCATTACCACCACTTCCAGAGCGACTGCATGATTTATCTTGTCAATATAATCCTAATCTTGTGAATATTACTGGTAAATGTCCATATCATTTGAGTAATAAATCTGCATCTGAAGCTTTTGAAGGTTGTCCAAACCTCGTCCCACAACCTAATCAGCGTGAAACCTTAGGTGAGTTTTTTGATCGTGCAGCTAAAGCTGGAAAGTTACCAGTTCCTCGAGAGTTACCAGTTCCTCGAGAGTTACCAGTTCCTCGAGAGTTACCAGTTCCTGAAGGATCTAAAAATTCAATTATGATGAGTGAGATTCAAAATGCTAACCTTGCTAAGCTAAATGCTAACCTTGCTACGCTAAATGCTAACCCAAATACTATGTTAAATACAAAACCAACTACAAGAAAACGATTGAATAGAGGTGTTGGTTCTCGTAATCTTACAAAACTATCGGTAGGTGGTAAAACACGCCACTATAAAAAGCGTAAGGCTCAAAAGACACGACGCATTTAGAATACTATCTCGTATTGCATTCTTTCATATATTTATCAAAAATGATATTTAACCTATCACCTAATAGTATAAATGAAAACACGAAAAATAAAGAAATCTATAAAAAATAAGACAAGAAAGACTTTTTTATTTAATCCAGAGAACCCCGACAAAAGTTTTGATGTCTATATTGATAAAAATCCTAAGGATACAATACCAATCAAGTATACAACGATTACCGATGTTAAAGATACAATTCGTAGATTAGAATATTTATACAAATCTAAACGTTACTCGCATAAACGGATATGGCAAGTTGGAATGATATTATACGTTAGATTAAATGTATTAAAAAAGATAAAGCCCGTACACTATGACATAGCATCAAAATACTTTAAGTTTTTAAAGTATCGTACAACACTTCCAAATGATGAAAGATATAAACTTAAATTTGAGATGAATGATCTTTTGAAATAATCAAAGGTCTTTCTTTTTTGCTGGTAACAGGTTGAGCCTCTATATAAATTATCTTTGGAACAGGCTTAGTCTGCTCATAGGCACACGTACCACAATGATCCGTATTTGCTGTATCAATTTTCCAGTCATTTTTACTCTTATCTTTGAGACACCATCGACCAAGAGGAGGTGGACCCATTCCGCGTAAATGATTAATAATACGTCTTAACATTTTGTATGTTAATACCTACTATTAAAATGAAATCAATTTTATAATGTAAATATACAGATATCTAAACTATATATTAATATACTTAATATGCAATGTCTTATCTGTTGCGAATCAATTACAGAATTAACAGGACGCTGTACATTATTTTGTAAACACACTTTTCATATTTATTGTATATCAAGATGGTGTGATAGACCTAGACAAACTTGTCCGTTATGTCGTAGATTTCTAAGTAAAGATGAAAAGTTTTGGTCACGGGGATCTAGGGAAAAAAAATCTAAGCGTGATCCTTTAATAAATCCATCAGAAGAACAACAAATGATGTGGGATGCTATGAGACTTTTTGATAATTCTTCAGACTATCAAGGACCTAATCCAAATATTCAAATGCGTAAAAACTGGAGATCTAGACGTAATCGTTATAAACATCCTCTTGCATCACGAGGAATCCACACACATACAGATTTTATAACATATACTACAGAATACGACAGTGACTAATATTGAATACTAAATTCTAGATATAAACTAAAATGCCTTCGATCGTATACGGCGGTCTAAGATATACACAAACAAGACACGCAATCTTCTGTAAGAAATGTTTAGAAACAATTGAAAGCAAACATGTACACGATTTCAAATATTGTTCCTGTAGAGCAGTAGGAATTGATGGAGGAATTTCTGCTGGAAATCGTATATTAGGACACCTATATGATATGGAAGACAGAAGTATGTATTGTGCGATTGTTAATAAAAAGAGAGTATGGCTACCACAAACGGTTATTGAAGAACATTTTCGAAATAACCGATTATTTATTAAAGTACCTGATTAGTCTAACATAAAATTGATACTTTTTATTTAATATATATAGTATAAAATGAAGTTCCCTATTACTCGTGAAACTCTTCAAGGATTTGACTATACTACAGAACTATCGGAACTAAGACAGGAGGATCTCCAGAATAGACTAAACATACTATTAGAGAATCTTTGTAACGAATTTAAGAAGACTATGCAGTCAAACTCTGAAAAAAAGAACTTCGTCTGGGAACTTACCTATAACAATTTTAATAGTCATTTAAATAGTATCAATATTTCTAATTCAAACTTTATATATACTCAAGATGATTATCTTCCTCAATTCATTGATAAACTAAAAGAAACCTTTATCGGATGTGATATTACGGTTGATCCTCTAAAGACATATCTTATTATTGATTGGTCTTAATATGCGCGTCTCTGTGGTCTGCGACTTGATCCCCACGCACAAAAAGAAATTCGGGACTTTGCGGCAGCGGTTGCTGAGCAGATGGAAAAGGCGTTCCCTGTTTCTTGGAAAGCGTTATCTTCCGACTTTGAGTCTATATGATCCTAGCCCAAAAAATATCTACCATTTTCTGATGTCTTAGTAGTAAGAAATGAAAGTCTATGTTATAGTACTTATACTTCTTAAAATTTCAATGATCATTCAAACGGGTGTCATTTTAATAGGAGTTAATGGATTTGATCAAAATCATTTAGCGTATTTAATTTCAGATTTATTATTTAAAACAATTCTTGGATTATTTTTGATTATGTTTTTTTATATTAATGGATCATCTAATTTTGATACGTGGGATGAGGTATTTATTGGATTTGGCGGAGCCCTTTTAGTCTTTGATGGATTTTATAATGTATTTCCAAAGATCTTGAAAAAATTTGATGTTTATTTCAATCCTTACACCTTTTATTTATCAAAGGTTCCCGAATAATCTATTTTTTCGGCGTCCTTTAGGAAAGATCACAAAGATCGCAAAGATCACAAGAAAAAGAATTCCTAGATAAATCGCAATTGTATTGATGTTATTAAATACAAAGCGACATACATTAACAACAATACCGATAAATATCTCAAAAGGAGTCTTAGGATCTGCAGACATTCGCATCGTTGCTCGAGATAAATGAGTCCAAGTCACATTAATAAAGCGCACCCAGTCTATCCACATCTGATGAGTATCCTTCGGCACAACAACATAATGGAGTTTTAGCAAAACCCGATATTTATCGGCAGGAATAGATCCTTCTACACAATGCCAATCCTTGTTGTAATCTAGGCCGTGAAAATCACCGGTATTCATCTTGACTTTTTTATCTTCGTCGGGAAAGACTGTAGTTACGGTATTATTTTCATTCATCGCGATAATGACACGATAATAGATAACTCCGCCCGTAGGTATCACTGCAAACGGCGCATCATAGTGACAGTCTACTAACGAACGATCAGATCCTAGAGCTTCTTTCGGTGATGCGGACCAGTAAACCTCATCACTCTCAGTTACAGACTGAATTGTAGATCCAGGAAATTTCTGTTCAATCGCGCCTAGAATTGCCTGATTTTGACGCACCGATTCAAGAGAGTCGCGGAATTTACCGGGTTCTACTTCGTTTAGCCAAACGTGGTGAGCTTTCTTGTACTGGCCATAGCGTTCCTTACAGGTTTCTGAAATAAATTTGAAGGTTTCTGGATCTTTATAGGAATCTGATAGCACGGCAAAGCCTTCTAGTTTAGACATAGGGCTCTTTACACTGAGACTCTAAATTAATATACTTATTTACGATTGCGAGATCGTCGTGTGCGATTGCGAAATCGTGTACGTTTACCTCCTTGATTTGGAAAGTAGTATTTTGCATTTCGGTTTGATAATTTACCGAGATAACGCTCTTCATTTTCTGTATAACCCATTTCTAGTCCGGAATTGTTATTATTATTGTAATTATTGTAATTATTATTATTATTATTGTAATTATTGTAAACACTGTTATTATAATTCTTCGATGAGTATTTCTGGGTCTTACGCACACCGGTTCCTCGGGGAACAGTATTTGGAGGCATATTGACTTGTTTTCTTGCTTGAGAACGTGCAAAATTCATCATTGTATCATCGTCATTTACCATCATATATCGTAAAAGACGAGCCATTTCTTCTTTTGTTCCACGATTAGGATTTACTTGTATTTTCCTATTTTTGAAGGTGAAAAGTGGACTTATACCCATTTCTGGAAAAAACAGATCTACAAACATTTGCCACTCATCACCGTTACCTCCGAAAAACTTGGAGGATAGAACAATTCTATTCTTATCTTCTGCATAATGTTCAACGATGATTCTAAAAAGTTCAGAATGTGTATACAATAATTCAAACTCTGGAGTATCTCGTAGAATTATAATTTTATCGGGGTATGACATTTCTAATTAAACAAGATATTATAAAACTTAAGGATTAATTGGATCAAGAAGAGGATGACTTGTGCTACAACAACGGCATTTAGCATATTCAATCCGTTCAATACGTTTATTTGTCATAAAAATCCATGTAGACAATAATGTGAACTGTAATATATATGCTACAATAGCAAGTATATTAGATTCATCCATTATAGTTAATTACTATAGTTGTCTTAAGCCAAATTATATACACAAAATAAAAAAATTGAAATTACTTGGCCCTTGTAAATAGGTACACAAATGGATCGTCAAGATATTGTCTCCTGTTTTATCCTTGGATTTCTAGTTATCTTAGTAATATTAGCAGCAGTCTAAACTAAGATGAGTATAGATGTCTAAGCATACCCTCAAACACTTTACACAGTTTTTTGATTCAATCGCAGTGAAACCTCCGACAATAGCTAAACTCCAGACGGATGGTAGTTTTCGCTATAGAGATCGGATTTCTAGAACTGCGTGTCTTCTTAAAGATGAAGAAGAAGTCTACAAATCTGTAAAAACCTACTTTCATCACCAGAATTCGTATGAATCAGAGTGGGCCTCAGTACTGGACGGAATCCGAATGTCCCAAAGTTATAAAATCGGAGATCTACAACTAGAAAATGACAATCTATCAGTGATTCAATGCTTAGTAAACCGACGTCGACCTGCCCAAGGCTATGCTGCAAAGTATTATGATGATTTTTTATTTGCTGCTCAAGATATGGACTGGTTGGAGATTCGCTGGATCCCACGGAAACTAAATAAGGCGGATGGACTCTTTAGAATTTCTTAATTTCTACTTTTTAGTTTGTCTGTGTTTTTTAGTTTGTCTGTGTTTTCTCAAGTTCTTACGACTCTTACGCTTATAACCACCGAGTATTCCTGGCATACCTATTTGCGGTGTATTCTTATTATCTGATTTAGAAATACTATACTCTTGAACTGGAATTACAACAGGAGTATTAGCAGGTTTAGAACCAGAACTAGGAATATTATAAGGCCAGTAATAGGGTAATTGTTTAATATTTTTACTTAATTGTGCAGGTCTTGTCTTAAATAAAAATGAGTCAGGTGATAAAGGTGATTCAGGTATATTAAAATAATCATATGTACTACGCCATTCCATCAGAGGTGTCTTAGTAAGTAAATATAGCCATATTCGAAGTCTTGCCGATAAGTTACCATATTTTCTCAATTCATAAGTGAGTTGTGCTAGATCACGACCTTCTTTAAAGCAAGTTCTAAATTTATATAATTCACTTTGAATTTGAAGTTGGTTCCATCTTACACAGGAAAGTCCAAAATCAATAATTCTGTAGACAGGACGACCTCTAACCGTTTTATACATAAGATTGCTCGATTTGAGATCACGATGATTGAATCGTAAAGTTTTTTGAAAAAAGTATAAGATATCAGCAACTTGTACAAGAGCATCTGTCACAATAACATCCTTTTCCTCTTCAGATTTATCTTTTATAAAATTTTCAAGAGTATTTTCCATCAGTTCAGAGATAATATAGCCTTTACTAAAAGGCTCTTCATCACTAAATCCTACTTTATAGAGTTCAGGTACAGCAGTATTTCCTTCTGCGCGACTTGTTTCAAAAAGAATAATTTGAATAATACATTCTTTTATAAAGTTGGTAACTTTAAATTCAGGAGTCTGTTTGTTACTGTTAAAAACAACTTCTTTAATTGCAACTTGTCTACATTGGTCTGCATTTGTACATTCTGTCACTGCACCATAGATACCACTGCCTAGATTACGAGGATTTGAATATTCAACTTCTTTTGTAGAACTAGCAAAGACAATTCCTTTTTCGCTGGCACGTACTTTATTTAGAAGTATATCCTTCGTTAATAGTCCTTCAAATTCATCTTGTGATAGATATTCATCTAAAACAAGATTTATTCCGTATGGCCGTAAGTCTATACTTGAAAGTTTTGGTATAACAATATCTCTAGAACCAGATTCATTAGAAGATACTAACGCCATTCTATTTTACACAACAAAAATTGACTGGCGTTTTCCCTTTGAAGTAGTATAGATACTATGTATTCTTCTTCTGTTGCATCCCGTACTAAACAGTGCCCTCGTGTTGCTGCAGTTGCGTGTAAGAAGGCGATGAAGGCCTCAGTAGAGGATTGTTACGATTTTACGCAGGCGCAGGAGGTGGAATCTCCATTTGTTCCAATGAAGCGTGTTATCCAGATGAATGGATCATCCATTAAGGTAGAAATCAAAGCTCCAACCTCTCGTTACTCTCTCCGCAGCCGTTAGAACTACTTAGCTTTTACTTCGGAAGACATTAAAGGCTCTTTTAGATCACATATATTTTTATTTTGATGACATAATTTATGAAGAATCTTTAAGTTTTTATATGTTGTTGCTAGCACAGCATGTGTAAGGAGTGTTCGCTTGCGGATTACCTACACAGCCAGTCGTCTGGTACTGGCAGACACCTGTCGTAAAATAGTAGTTGTTCGTGCTGAGCTGGCTGGCGCAATACGAGCACATCCAGGCGCAGCCCGTTCCAGCGCCGATCTGGAATGTTACACAGACCTGTGGACCCGATGTGGATGCAAGAGATCCATTATGGTGAAGATTGAGGCAATCGGCATTCGATGACGCAAAAAGAGCTGCAAGAGCGGCGAGGAAAAAGGCACGCATTGTATAATTGTACAATGTGTGTATTTTTTAGATCGTTTTTTACTTTGTTTCAGAAAGAAGCGGTTTCTTGCTATCTCCAGATCCATCACCTTCAGATTTAACTGCCGGCAGTTCGATTGAACCCTCATCCACAAAGGTTCCGTCTTTGATCGCTTGAATATCCTTTAATAAATGTTTTGAGATGGAATTATTCGTCTTTTCAAACACATTAATCAGAGATGCTAGAATATTAAATCCGACTCCAACCCAAATAAGAATCTTCATATCATAGCCGGCTGCAATGGTTGTCGTCAGAATTCCAGCAGACTGTATAATATGAAAAAGATACACAAGTACCAGATTGGATTGATTTAGACACTTGCGTTTGGCCATAAATTCTTTTAGATCTTCAAGTTTATTTTTCTCAAACATATTCTTGATTTCAAGAGAATTGTCGATGGGTGCAGAGTTCATTCTATTTTTACTATTTAATCTCTTGGCGCAGTCTAGAATTATAGATGGCTACTAAACAGGCGACAGGAGCTAAAGGCTTTGCCTTTGAAACGCGCATCGGAACCACTCTTGATCTTCTCAAAGAGCGAATGGAAACTGAAGAGGGCTGGGTCTGTATTCTTCATACTGAACAAGGTATTCGCGACTTTTTCAAGGAACAGTCCCTCAACGGCGTTGATCATATGGTTCAGATTCAAGATCCTCAAGGGAAACAATTCTTGTTTCTGCTACAAGAAAAGTGGAAACTAATGACGAATCAACGAGAAGTCAGCCAGTTTCTAGATTGTTGTGCGCGTATTCTTGCACGAATGCCTGATTATAAAGGATCTATTCACAGACTTTGGGTCAGTCGTACGATACCCACACTCAACGGCGAAAAGTCACTCGAAGAGGGTCAGGCAATTGTAATTCAGACGTGTACCTCACAGACCTTTTTATGTTATATGACCGCTGTTATTATCGCAGAAGTACTTGGCCGTCGGGATCTTTGTAGTGATTTACTGAGTCAATTAGAGGGTTGGTTACCACAAGATGATGAAGTGGTCACGCAGGATGTTATAGCGCAAGCACAATCAACAACATTTAGTCCTATATCCGATTTCGGTGAAAAGCGTGTATTGCCCATTACTAAAAATACAGTAGTCAAAATCAAGAAACTAGAGTAAAAAATTGAATAGAATGTATCCAGATTTTAGACTACACCAATGTCCTTTAAAAGTATTATACACCACTGTTTCAATGAACCCGCTGACTATACCTATATTGGAATCGGATCAGCACCCCATCTTCCTATTGAACAATTGGATGCACAAACCGATCAACTAATTCCAGTCTTTATTCTCAATGTTCTCGGAACAACTAATTATACCGTTCGCTGTATTCATATTGACCCAGCCTTCAATCTAAATACTCTTCAAGCATATTTCAATAAACAGACACTGGGTCTAGTCTACACTTCGTTTACTCATATCGATTCCTACGAATATCATATGTGGTCCAATGATCGTATTGAAATGATCTTTATGTTTGAATCATTTGATCACGAATGGTTTCTAGATGATTTCTGCCAAATGACAATTGATACTAAGAAGATGCTTGTATACCAAGATTATACAGGTCATAATAGCATCCCACTCTTCAAACGTCTCTATCAGAATTCAACAAATCGCAGAGTCTTCAAAAAGAAGATTCTCTTTGATATCACCTATGGTAATGATTATGGATGTATGACTAATCTTAGTAAGTATTGGCCTCTATACGATTCCTATGGTGACTTTATCAATCTACATTTGTTGAGTCATCCATCAGATATCAAAGAGATTTGCGGTCAATCTCAACGTACGGATGCTATGCTAGTAGAATTCTTCAAGAAGGAATTTATAACTCTCTTGAAGAATTATCATTCAGATTATAGGCGATCAATTCAAGGATCTACCTGTCTCTTTCAACAAGAACTGACGGATCCAGATGATATTATGAAAGCTCTACGCCTACAAATAAATAATCTTCTACATCTGTTTAATAATCTATCTCCACTGTCAGATACACAGAAAGATGAAATAAATGAACTCTTTAATAACTACCGAGAACGTGATCCTTATAAATGGTATTATGAAATGAATTCTATAATTGTAGGATAGATGAGTCAAGGGCCACAAGGAATTCAAGGATTACAGGGAGTTCAGGGATCACAAGGATCTCAAGGAGCTACAGGAGCCACAGGTCCACAAGGAGCACAAGGACCACAGGGAGTGGTAGGTCCTATTGGAGCAGCGGGTGCTCAAGGAGCTTCTAAATCCAATACAATCGTATCTATTTCTAGTTTTACACAATCTCTCATTAAAAATTCAGTATCTATCTTGAATACATCTCCAAGCTATATTGCGGAGATGGTACTACCTTCTGCAGTTAAAGGATATTCCGGTGTACTTTCAGTCTTTTTTAATTTATCGACTACTGCGGGATTTAGTGGAAATCAGTCATTTGACTATGGTTTATACATAGATAGCAATTCAATCTCAGTAGGAGATGCAACAACTACAACCTATATTCAGACACTACAAAATTCGTGCGCAATCAGTTGGAATGGATCTTTACTTGGAACCAATGCTATATCACCTTATAGTCCAATTACAATTCCAGTCTCTATTGGTGCAAATGCGTCATTTTTACAGATTGGAATTAGAAATTCCAGTGCAGCTCTTAATAGAGTTGATTCATACGCACCATCCCCAACTGTATCTACAACTGTAACTACTGCCGGTTCAAATGTATATACAGTTCCAGCTACTGCAGGAGGATTTGCTGTTGTAGGAGTCTATTGTTATTTATGGGGTGGAGGAGGAGGACTTAGTGGAGGTAGTTCAGGAGGTGGAGGTGGATATGTATCCGGTTTTTATAGTTGTTCACCAACAACAAATTTACATTATGTTGTAGGATGTAATGGTGGATTTGCCCAAGCATATGCAAATCCTGTTCATTTAGGTGGAGCAGGACATCAAAACTATGGTGGTGTTGGAGGTGGATTTTCTGGACTTTTTCTTTCAAATGCAGGAGGATTTGTACAAAGTAACGCAATTGCGATTGCGGGAGGAGGTGGGGGTGGAGGATATGATTCACGATCCAGTGGAGGTGGGGGTGGATATCCAACAGGTAGTGCTCCTTACAATTTCGGATTAGGATTTGCAACCGATGTAACAGGAGGAACTCAAACTGCAGGTGGAGGTAAGAGTTCAGCAGCAGGAACTACAGTGGGTGCTGCGTTACAGGGTGGACTCTCTTGGTTTGGTGGAGGTGGTGCAGGAGGAGGATGGTATGGTGGAGGTGGAGCTGGATCTGGAACTACTTCAGGAAATAATCTTCAATATAGTGGAGCTGGAGGTGGAAGTAGTTATGTAGGATCTATTCTCGGTGCATCACCTAGTCCAGCTGGATTAGGTTTAACTGGCGCTGTAGTTACATCCAATGGTACAACTCTTACAACGAACGCAACCTCTGGAGTAGATTCATTTCCAGGAGGTAGAACAAGTCCATATTATGTTGCAGGAAGAGGTGTCGGTACAGGTAGTCTAGGCCTTGTGGTGATAGTTCCTGCAATAGGTACAGCTCCTGTCTATGTTGGAACAGAAGCCAAAATGATTATTTCATAATTTACAAAAATTGAACTATACTCTAGCAATAGTGTATAGTACAATGTCTTACAGATTCAAGTCTAGTGCAGAGACAGCATTAGATAATTATATTGCAGAACACTCATTTTATAGCGGATATGATATAAGAGAACTGGAAATGAATAGTACTAATACACTAATTAGTATACTACTCTACGAAAATGACGGATCCATTGGATTTACAATCGGAAAAAAAGATGGTAAAATAAAAGTTCATTACGATCAAGTAAATAAGGATAGTAATTGGAGAAATATAGAAGCACTTGTTGAACTTCTAGAGGGCTATATTGAACTAGTTCAAACAAGTTCAAACAGTCCAGCTTCTAGATCCGAGTAACCTTGAAGAAACCGCCGCCGTTTGAAGCCAATGAGATCCATCGTGAACTGTATGAATATATTTCATTTTCGGTTCAAGTCGCAGAGTATATCCTGCAAGAATCATCTGCCGCATCATAAAAATAGAATCTGTTCCAACAATACTTGATTCCTCCAATTCAGGAAAGTGCTCTACCACTCGTGTTGGAGCAATCCAATTACCATCATTTAAAAGAAAATTCCACCCCTGTGTCTGTAAAACAGAATTCCAATTAATCCGATTAATTAATTTTCCTGAAAAATGTTCTGTCCGATTTTCGGTGAGACCCGTTTTCAGATCTAGCCGAATGTTTTCACCAGCGGCATAGATCGTTTTTTTAGGACTCGTTCCATCTAGCGCAACTGCTTCCCAAAACGCATCAAAGAAATCTGTTTCAAATCGGTTGTCACTATCTAAAATAGCAACCCACTCGGTTGGAGAATGTAAGATACATTTACGTTTATTACCATATACACCTAATACAGTATCATTTACATAGAGACGTAATTTAGAATTACGATCATATCCTTCTTGACAAATGGCCTCAACATCATCTCCCGTTTCATCGCAAATGACAACATTGGTAATCTTAGGATTATCTAAATATTTAGGTAGTTGTGTTTTCAAAAAAGACCACCGATTCATTGTAGGAATTGCAACGGTTAATCCAGGGAGCCGCATCTAGATATAGAAGTCAATGCTTTTTAATCCCTCTTTTTAATCCATCCTGAAATCAAGAAGATGAGTGGATCCTCTGGACTTAAAATGGGAAATGACGATCGAAAAAATGTACTACCCTCTAAACCTGCTTCCGGTCCTGGATATTTAGGACCTGAGTATAATCCTGCTGATGAATTAGTGGCTCCTGCACAAATCGGTGTACGTCGTGGTGATAATTTAAGCGATGTTCTAGGAGCTATCAAGGGAGTGGCATACTATCAGGATATGATTGGATTCGGTGAGTCTTCTTCAGGATTTACAAAAGGAATGCCAGGATTGAAACCTCTCGGTGTAAATTATTTTATGAGAACTGGAGCAACCTGCAGTAATGGAGCCGAAATGTGGGAATATGTTCAAACCATTCCAGATGGTTCAGCACTCGGAGATAAAGTACGAAACTCCATTCGTGAGATGGGGCTACCTGAACTGAGAGGTATGGCTCCTGGAATTTTGGAAGATGCTAAAGCAGCATTAAATCCGTATCCAGTAATTAATGCCGTTGTAGGAAGTGGATATCCACAATGCCGTCTAGTTAAAATGCCGGTTGGAGATTTTGACGGAAAAATCTCCAATTCCGATGGAAAACTCATTGTGGATCCTGAAGGTCTACTTCGCACTTCAGGTGGTCGGTTTTTCCAGGAGAAATGGATTCAAGATCGTAGATTCCCTCCGGTTAGAAAACCAGGAGAAAGTGATATGGAATTCTTTTTGCGGGGAGATCCTATTCAACTTCCCTATGAAGATTGGGATAAGGTTCCAAAGATTTATGGAGAAGACGGATGTTTCAGAGATCCTCCTACTGCGCCACCAGGTGCATCTCAGCCCGTATTTTGCACAAGGAAAAATGAGATTACTGAAATCAAACTACCTGATAACAGTCTGATCTATGCAGTAGGGATTGACGGATTTCGTGACTATCGTGCAAAAGGAATTGAGGAAAAAAAAGTACCTGCGATCGTTTCACTCAGTTGCGCAACCATTGCGCTGATGGGTTTATTACTCTTCTGGACTACCCAGAAACGTTCTTAGAAAGCAGATATACTGAATTAGTATAGTCAATGGTATTGACTAGACTGAATCATTATTAAAGTAGGATATCTAAGCAAGTGTTTGATAAGCATAAAATGCTGCAACTGCGCCTAGTAGTTGTGAGACGGCATAGGTGCCGAATTCAGTGGCGCTAATAGTTCCCTTGATCAACATTGCCAAGGAGACAGCCGGGTTTACGTGTGCGCCGGAAATACCTCCGATTAGAAGAATAATTAAGGCGAGAGTTGCACCAATGATAAATGCGTTTCCGGTAGCAAAAATAGAGATTAGTAGCAAGAATGTACCGAGAAATTCGACGACTAGAGGCAATACGTTCATTCTATAATGTACTAAGAAACTCTTTACATAATTTTAATTTAGTTTCATAAACTGTATCATTTGAAAGATCCATTAAATACTCACAATACTGTTCAATTTGTGTACGAATTTCATCTTCATCTGGATCTTCCGGAACTGAATAGAGTTTAGCAATTCCGGTCATTGCAAAATTCTCAAGAAGATCTGAAATGATCTTAATTCTGTATTGAAGTCTGGCAAGTTCATCATCTTCAGAATCATTTGATTCATTCGTCTCGTTCGTGTCATTTGACACAATGGAGTCAAATGATTTCTTACGTTGATGAAGTAATCCAGAATAATAGGCAATGAGAAAAGCCTTTGTTTTTTGTTCGAGTTGAATGTCGGGACGAGGATACGAGGGAGATTGAATTGAATATTCATTTAGATTTTTTGGGATTGAAATTGAGAGAGCCCGATTCATCTTTATACTAGACTTATTTTTTCAATTATTTCAATTTTTTAGGTTGATTAAACAACCTTCAAGGCAAGATTCTTCGCAGTCTCTTCCTCTGATTCTTTGATTGCGCCCTGCGTATAAATACGACTCGCGATATTCATTGTTTCCAACTCCTGCATCAGAAGCTTATAGGCATAGGGAATCTGGATCGGTGCAAACTCAGTCGTATTGTCGCACGTCTTGCACAACCAGATATTTGCTTCAGGATTCGCAATGGAGATCAGACCACACTTTCTACACGAGTAGCAATTGAAACCATCAGAACACTCCATAAAACGTTCCTTTGTGAATTCACTTACACCGTGTGAACATACACAATCACGTTCCATCTCTCCAAATCGGAGTCCTCCTTCACGTGCACGTCCTTCTGCCGGCTGCCGAGTGAGCATAACAAGAGGTCCACAGGCGCGAGAGTGAAGCTTATCTGCTGAGCAGTGTCGGAGACGCTGGTAATAGCACGGACCAATAAAGATCTTAGTTTCCATTTGTCTGCCGGTATGTCCATTGTACAGGACTTCATTGCCATACGGTTCCAAGTTCAAGTCATCCCGTAAGATTTTGGATAGACCATCCAATGTCATTTTCGTATTGAAAGGTGTTCCATCACCCAGACAGCCTACGTGACAGCCGATCTTGCCTAGTAACGTCTCCATCAGCTGCGCAATGGTCATACGACTAGGAATACAATGTGGATTAATGATGATATCAGGGATAATGCCCGAAGCAGTCTGTGGCATATCCTCCGGTTCAAGAATCATTCCTACAGTTCCCTTTTGACCGTGACGACTGCTGAACTTATCACCAATTTCCGGAGTTCTCAACTCACGCATTCGGATTTTCACAAACGAATAGCCTTCGCCATTCCGGTTCTTGAAGATCTTGTCCACGTATCCACTTTCATTGTTACGGGGAGTTCTGGAAACATCCCTAAACCTCTTTGCACCCGCTGGAAGAACCATTCCAGTCGGAACACGTAGAGGCACAATCTTTCCAACCAGGATGTCATCGCTACTGACAAATGTATTTTCTGGAATAAATCCGTCCTCACCTAATTTTCCGTAATTGCCATTGCGCAACTGCTTTGTGAGTTCAGGATTGGGACGACCGAAACGCTCTTCTTCACCACTGCTCTGATTCTTCTTCTCTTCGTCCTTGTACGTACGGAAGAAGATCGATTGAAAGAGTCCACGATCCAGAGAACCGCGATTGATCATAATACTATCCTCCTGATTGTAGCCCGTGTAGGTCATAATCGCAACCACAATGTTACGACCGGAAGGCATTGAATAGGCCCCATAGTACTTACTCATTCGAGGACTGACGAGTGGAATGTTCGGATACATCAATAAGTGTGCAAGAGCATCAAAGCGCTCCTTGTAATTCTGCGCAAAGAGACCCATTGCTTGTTTACCCATCGCACACTGATAGGCATTTCTCGGACTCTGGTTGTGATCCGGGAATGGAATTGTGGATGCAATCGATCCGAGAATCACACACGGATGGATTTCAGCGTGTGTATAGTCTGCTTCCGGTTTTTCACCCACTTCCTTCGCATACATTGCAATCATTGCTTGCTCAGTCTCTCCGGCATCAATGTATTCAAAGAGACCTTCGCCTGTTGGAGTAGTCCATCGAATGAGTTCTTCCCAACACTTACAAGCCTCAATACTGTCAATCAGAGATCGCTGTTGAATAGGATCCTCTTTAGCAATGTACATAAGAGCTGGAGCATAGTACAATGGACGAACTAGACGTCCGGCTTCAGTGGTTAGCCAGAGTTCCTTGACCGTCGGTTTCCAGACAATTCCAAGTTGGCGATGAAGAACTCCGAGTCTCTTTGCTCGTCTTAGTCGTTCAATACATGCGATAGCGTGAATCGGTGAAAACATTCCGATCCATTTTCCATTTAGGAAGATTCGGGCTCCTTTGAATAACTCTTCAATTGGAAGTCCGCGAATTGGAAGAAACTCTTCCATTGCTTCCACGAACTCCTTGACGATAGCGGGATTGCTGAATTGCGTAATGGATACTGTACTGGATAGATTCTTTACAACTCCTACACTGTGACCTTCCGGTGTCTCATTTGGACAAATATAGCCCCATTGCGTATTATGGAGTTTGCGTGGTGCAATGAGTTTTCCTGCAGTCTTTTCAATCGGTGTGGAGATTCGGCGCAAATGGCTGATGGATGAAATAAAATTCAGACGACCCAGAACTTGACTGACTCCGATTTTCGGAGGACCTCCCACTTTGGCTGAACCGAAATTTCCAGTTGAAAGAGCCGACTTCAGACCCACTTCGATAATAGTGGATTTGATGACTTTGTAGAGATTACTCATATTCAGAATCTCTTGGAAACTGCCGGTAGCTCTCCACGATCCGGAATGGATCTCTTTTGCAATAGAGGCCTTCATATCTTTCAACATCTTCACTTGGAAGAATGTTCGGAAGAGATTGGCTAGAAGGAAGCCGGGACTATCCACACGCTTATTGGGATAGGAATCTCGGTCATCTCCACTGATTCGTTTATAGGCAACCCAGAGGAGTCGTCGGGTCATATGAGCCAGGAAGCATGCTTTCTCATAAAAGTCTTCAGATCCACCAATGTGTGGGAAGAGTTCATCTCGTAAAAGATCCTCTACTGTCACATTGCGTGTAGGTTTACCGGTCCATATATTCAAATGCTTCTTCATCCACGCAAGAGCATCTTCTTGTGTGAGAACAAGCGATGCCTCACTGATTGACTCCACAATGATGTTTTCAAAGGTTACATCCCAGTCATCTCCAAGAATAAGTCGAACAATCGTTTCATCTTCAAGAACACCGAGTGCTCTGAAAAGGATGAAAATGGGGATCTCAGTTTTCATCCTAGGAATAGTTGCACGGAGATATAGAATTTGCTGATTCTTCGGATGATACATCATTCTTACAGAGATTGATTTGGGAACTTGCTCATTCATCGGTCCAATGGATTTGACCTCAATCACTTCCCATTCCTTGGTTGGATTGCGATTGTTACGAAAGACAACTGGACGATTTTCACTCATTCGCTCCTGACTGATGATTGCACGCTCACCACCACCGACGATGAAGTAACCACCGACATCTTCAGGACACTCACCTAGATCTAGAGGATGTACGTGTTTCTGGTCCTTGAGCAGACACAGAGTGCTACCGACCATCACGGGAATCTTGCCCAGATGAACATTTGGAAATACACGAGTATGACTAATACGACGTCCATTGTCATTATTGTCAATACGCGTAGTGGTTACAGCTACATCCACTGTAAGTGGAGATGCGTAGGTGAGATTTCTCAGACGAGCATCATTTGGAAGCATTGGAAGAACTGCACCGTTATTCTCAAAGATGGTTGGCTTACGAAGCTGTGGCTTCTGAAATTCAACTTGTACTTCATACTCATAATGAACTGCGGCGCGATTGACCGTGAGCGCAGCAGCGGCGGCAGCAGCATCTTCTTGAGTTTGTCCCATTAGTGCATTCGCTGCGGAGGTAGATAAACCTGTTGCGGATGCGAGTGCAGAGCGTGGACCAGTTAATGGAATCTCAGGACTACCACGAATTAGAATTGGATTGGTTGCCTGTAGGATCTCAGGAACATCGTGGAGAATAAAGTGATTAAAAGATTCAATCTGATGTGAAATAATCTGTTTACGATCCATTTGTTGGAAGTAAATATCCAAGATCTTGTTATGATCAGGTACAGTATTTTTTTGAACACTACTCTCAAATTCCATCGTTGTATGTGTAAAATAAAATGAAAATTTCAATATCAATTTTAGGTGTATCTTATACTATCGACTTTAAGTTCGCGGGCTCTTTACATATCTTTATGTCTAAACTCTTAATAAGATGGATCCATCCATAAAATCATTAACCATTACGGGTCCTGCTGTCGAGGATGCAATGAAATCCCGGCGTCCATCACGTCGTAAAGTGAAGAAATCATATGAAACGGATGAAATGGAGGATTCTATTTCAGCCGATCCATATGTACCAGTTAAACCGGTAGCTCCTATTATTGTTACTCCAGTTGTTACTGCTCCTCCTGCTCCTCCTGCTACTATTCCTGTTAAACCTAACGTAGTACCCTTAGCACCTACTACACCATTTACAGGAGGAACTATCTCCAAAATTACATTAAATCCTCCAAAGGCTCCTAGAATTAAACTTCAACCCAAAATTGTACAGAAACCTATTGCTAAATCAGCAGTATCTCAAACACGAAAAGCAAGACGTATTCATCTAACTGTTTCAAATTTAAATCACCGATTTACTCGTGCTAAACGAGTAACAGAAAGCACTGCAAAAGAATCAATTAATACGATTCGTGAGTATCTGACAAAAAAAGGTGTAATTCAGACAAAGAGTAAAGCTCCTGAAAAGATGCTCAGATCAATGTACAATGACTTTATGCTTTTGAAAGATCCTACATTATAAAGGTAGAATGATCTAAAACTAAACTACTATCTAAAATAAGAATGCCATCTATATTGATTATTGGAGCAGGGCTTTCAGGATGCGTACTTGCTGAACACTATGCTAGAAAAGGATATTCCGTGACAGTCTATGAAAAACGGTCTCATATTGCAGGAAATTGTTATGATTTTCGTGATAGTCAAGGTATTCTAATCAATCAATATGGTCCTCATATCTTTCACACAAATTCAGAACGAGTCTGGGCCTATATCAATCAGTTTTCAAAATGGATTCCGTGGAATCATAAGTGTTATGGAGTCTATAAAGATAAATATTTCCCTATTCCTATGAATATTACAACAGTCAATACAATCTATGGAGTTAATTTGAAAACAGGTGATGAAATGCGCGAATTTCTTTCTACACGCTGTACTCCTTCAACTAATCCAGACAATAGTAAAGAACTTGCCTTATCACGATTTGGTAAAGAACTCTATGAAACAGTGATTGAAGGATATACGACAAAACAATGGAATCAGGATCCAAGTGAATTAGATGCATCTGTTGTAAATCGAATTCCAATTCGGTATTCATTTGAAGAAGCTTATTTCAGTGACAAATACCAAGCACTTCCTGAAAAAGGATATACTGAATTCTGTAGGACATTACTGAGTCATCCATCGATTGAAGTTAAACTTTCAACTGACTTTACTAAAGAAAATGTAGACAGATCTCACTATGAAAAAATATTTTATACTGGTCCCATTGATGCATATTTTAAAGAATCAGGACTTCCACAATTAGAATACAGATCTCTACGATTTGAAATGGAACAACATGATATGGAATGGTATCAAAATAATAGCACAGTTAATTATACAGATAAAGATGTTCCGTATACACGTATAGTGGAATACAAACATTTTTTAAATCATCCGTCATCAAATAAAACAACAATTGTCCGTGAATATCCTTCAACTGAAGGTGAACCCTATTATCCAATTCCAAATAAGAAGAATCAGGAAGTCTATGAACAGTATAAACAACTTGCTGAAAAGGAGGAACGTAATCAAGTTTATTTTGTAGGACGTCTTGCCAATTATAAATATTTTAATATGGATGATACGATTTTGAATGCTCTTGAATTATTGGATCGTATTGCTTAGATCTGTGCGAATTTTAAATAAGCGTTTTGATTTTTTTTATTATTTCAGATGCCTTTAGAAATTCTGCAGTAGGAAAATCCGTTTGAATACTCTTATTCATTTTATCTACATATTTTTTGAACTCATCAAATGATTTCATATTAACTATATCATTTGACCAAAAATGGTTTCTAAACTCATCAAAAGGCTCTTTTTTTAATACCTCTTCAAACTCACTTTTATATTTACATAAGAGATTCAAATCTCTCACTAGTTTATCCCTGTAATATTGTTCATAATCTTTTCTTATAAGTATATAGACTACATCAGGTGTGAATGGTAAATTATCCTTTCCCTGAAGTCCAACAAATACAATATGTTTATGCTCAGATACTAGTGCATTAATATCTTTGATTACACCCTTTTGAACGGTATCAATCCTTTTATGTTTTTTCCAATTGTTTTCGTAAATATCATCTAAATCATATCCTTTAACTGATAAACTCTTTAAAAGTGTTGTTTTTCCTGAACCGGAAGCACCCGTTATATAAATTATCATCTTATTATAGATACTCATTTAAAATCCGTACGGGTCTAAGTATTAAATTCAAAATCGTGTTCTTTTGAATAAATACACGTAAAATAGTGTCCTTCTCCTCCATCTCCTCCATCGCCAAGATAATTATGATTAATATATCCTTCTGATTTCTGAACAAGACTCCATTTCTGTTCTTTAAAAGGAGATTGAATAAGATCAGGAGTAAGACTATGATGATGTCCTTCATAGACAGGAGAATATACCCATTCCCAAATTCTTACAACAGATGCCAGTTTTATGGCATTCTTAAGAATGGCAGTCGGATTTTTTACATGTTGTAGACAATTATAGATCCAGACTTCATCATAATGACCATCTTCAGATGTAAGATCTTCGCCGCATTTGTATAGACGGCGAATACCTTTCTTTGTATACTCATCTTCTAGACATCCATAGTGAATAGGATCTACACCCGTGGCTGATTTGAAAGGAACTGTTTGTAGAATGGAAAAAGGACCACATCCAATATCCATAATTGATTTAGTAGGAAATCCATTCTCTACATACATCATTCGTGCAACAAAGTGACTCTTTTTCTTTTCGATCTCGTATAAATTATTATGAGTTAACCACCACTCTCGTTCATAGAACTGAGATTTAGTCCAGACTTCAAGAATAGACTCTTCTTGCGATATGGTTTTCTCTCCTTTAAGAATTAATAGTAGATCTTCTTGACTTAATGAGCTCATAATTAATATCTTTGTTTAGACTTTAGACTATGGACATTCAATATGAGATTCATCTTTTTTAATTTCATAGTAGTATTTTTCCAATTGAATACTGGGTAAGAGAGCTACCACGCGCCAGTGATGACTGTAGATTTGTTTATTTCCTAGTAATTCACAGGGTTGTTCTAGTGCACATTGCTGTACAGGAAATAATTTGGGACAAAGAGGATGAGGTTGTGTTAACCATTTCCACTCACATATAATGGCATCTTCTTTCGTCATTGTTAGTACATCTTTATAGAGGGCAGATCCGTGTGTAATTCCTTTTCGTCGTATAATACAGATATTTCCTTGTCCATTTAATGAAAGCCATACTAGATCCATTGGACCTGGAGTGTAACTCTTAAGAATCGCTTCAAGTAATTCTCTAGATCCGTTTCTAAATTTACATGTATCGTGTAAGAACAGAAACCACGTATCTTTAGGAACAAGTTCAGCATCTAACGCCATTTGTGCACCTACCCAATTAGCATATTCATAGATATTTCGTTGGAGTGTAATACGAATTGACCCATCTATCTGTTGTGTAATAGAATCTACTTCTTCTTTTTGATAAACATAGATACAGCGAGATTTCCATTCTTCAGGTAAACTTGATTTAAGAAGAGATAAGGCTGGTTCATATCCTTTGAGAGTAGGAATTACAAGATAATAGTTCATAGTTAAACTATATGTGAGAGATTCAGTTTAGGCCTAAAACCTAAGACATTCTTACACTATAGTGATGGATTCTCTCCCTTCATATTTGAGACCGATTGATCAGGTATTATCTCCTACACAAAGTGTGGCTAGTCCAGGAGTTCCTATACCTGCTACACCTGCAGCTGCACCTACATCCTCTGATAATCTTACAACTCCATCGTTTAGTTTTCAGACTGCACCTCTTACATCCTATACTGCACCTCCTGAAACAAAGGCGCCCTCTAACTCTAAAAAACTCCGTTTTCTTCTAGTGGGTACACACGCTCACCAGTTTACTGGATACAGTAAGGTGACCTACGGAATTGTAACTCAACTGGCAGCACTTCCTTGGATGGAAGTAACACATTTTGGATTTCAGAAACACCCTCAAATTCCTCCAGAGTATCGCCCTTATCCAAGTAATGTAGATGTAATGGATGCAGCCAAAATGGAGCAGGCGCAACAAGGACAACAGCCACAGGGACAACCACCTCAGCAGCTCCAGGGATTTGGATACAGTGTACTTATAGATGTACTTCGTAAGAAGAAGCCCAATGTTGTGATGATTTATAACGATATGTCAATAGTTACACGATTCTTAGAGGAAATTCGAAAGTCTGGTATTCCACGTGATTTTAAAATCTGGATTTACTGCGATCAAGTCTATGATCGGCAGCTACAAGGAATGATTGATCTTCTTAATCGTGATGCAGATCGTGTATTTGCTTTTACTGATTATTGGAAGAAGCGACTGCGTGATCAGGGAGTTACACGACCTCTTTCTGTATTGGGTCACGGATTCAATCCAAAGATGTTCTTCCCAATCCCTCGTGAAATGGCACGTAAGTCTCTTAAGATGCCTGAAGATGCATTTGTCATTATGAATCTCAATCGTAATCAGCCACGTAAGCGTCTAGATCTGTTGATTATGGCATTTGTAGAATTGGTTGTGAAGTATCCTACCAAGCCCATTATTTTGCTATCGATTAGCGACAAGGGAGAGAAGGGTGGCTGGTGGCTATTTGAAGTGTTTGTCGATGAACTCAAGGCACGTGGAGTACCGATTGAGCAGTTTGGTAATCGCTTGATGATTAGTAATCAGGATATGGCTTTCAAGGATGAAGATATCAATATTCTTTATAATATTGCGGATGTAGGAATTTCGACTGCAGAAGGTGAGGGGTGGGGTCTATGTAATTTTGAACAGATGGGTGTTGGAATTCCTCAAGTCATACCTGACATTGGGGGATTCAAAGATTTCTGTAATTCAGAGAATAGTATTCTTGTAAAACCTAAATATAAATATTATTTGCCGAGCGTCTATTCACCTGTAGGAGGTTTAGCATCAGTATGTGATCCTCACGATATCTGCTTGGCTCTTGAAGAATATGTAAATGATAGTGATAAGAAAAAGCGTCACGGAATCAAAGCAAAGGAGACTGTATTAACCTATACGTGGGAGAAAGCCACTAAGGAATTAATTACACGATTGGATGAAGAATTCAAGGAACTCTAATTTGATTCTTTACATCTAGAAAACCAACGTCTTGCTCTTTTAGAGCGTGTCTTTGCTTTTCTCACTAGATCGGAGTCAGGGCCGTAGTATGTTTTTCCACATACTGATAATGAAGAAACACGTGCGTAACCCCATTGTTGTTGTGTTGCACCAGGACGATGTCCGGTTCTCCACGCAGCTAGACCACGATCATAGGATTCTTGTAGGAGATCTTCAGGAATTCCTGTAGCGGCAGATCGTTCAGCAATAGATTTTGCGTCTGGAAAGAGAGAATTCCATTTTTTTGTATAGGATGATTTACGTGTTTTAATTCCTCGGTCTGTTTTGAATCCGACATAGGCCTTAGGATCTTTGGTATTAAGTGCACCGAATTTGAGAATCTCTTTTTTTCGTTGCGTTTGTTTTTTCTTAGAAAGGCCTTTATAATATTTGGGAGGCCAGAGTTTCATTACTTCTATCCTAGAATAGAAATGGCATTTAACATTGATCCTCAGGAATTAAAGTATCCAGTAGAACCTGAGAATCTAATCCCTGGAGAACAGTATTACGGTATCTATATTACCTATGATGGATATCCAAAAGAAAATGAAAATTTAGTATTACATGTTCCTTCCTTTCATGGAACTTATCTTCGAACGGATGGTACTAATGCAATCTTTAACAATATAAATTTTTTACCAAGTATGCCTCTTTATGAAGCTCGCAAACGAATAGATCAGTTTCACTTTTATTCAAGCCAAAAGCCATTAGCTACAGTTATAAATAATAAGGCAAAACAAATTGCTGTAATGAATGTCTATGAACAAGCAACAGGACAATCAGGTCTCCCACAACATGGCCCTGTTAAAAACATTCTTGGATATGCGGGTATCGGAAGATCCAAAGGCTTCAAAGGAGGAGCGTGTGGAGCTTGTTCAGCAATACAAAGTGGAGGAGGATGTGGTTGCCAGAAATTATTTAGGACTTCGCAGCTAGGCGGATATAACATTACAAAACGCAATCGTAACTATCTTAAACGCTGGAAGCAAGGAAAATCCATTGGGTTCACGATGACTTCTTCACTCAAAGCTAAAGGTCTTATTCCACGAACTTCACGGAAAAACAGGGGTAAAAAGGTAATAAGTCCTAAGTATAAGTAATTAAGTACTATGGATCCAATACAATCTCAAAAATCAAAAACACGTAAAATTCAGAAATCAAGAGTTTCAACTCGCCGTCGTCTAGTGGGTGGACAAGTAAAAGTAAATACTGACGCAGCAACTGCGATTCTTCAACCTATTTATAATGAACTTCCTCAGACAAAAGCGAATGGAGATCACAATCTCACTTACGGTGAAATTGAGTGGCCAACTCTCAAGTACATAATGGATCAAGCCAAACTACAGGCGTGGTCTACAAGTCCCGGCTCTCAAGGAAAATTCTATGATCTTGGATCTGGACGAGGACGTGCAGTTCTCTACGCAGCTCTTTCAGGTCCCTTTGATCAATCAATAGGAATTGAGATTCTTCCTGAACGTATTTCATTGGCTCAGGCAGCTCTTACAAAACTTAAACAGTCGATTCCTACAATCGGATCAAAGGTTCGGTTTATTGAGGGATCTTTTCTAAATTCTGCGTTAAAATACAAAGATGCACGTGCTATATTTATCAGTAATTTATGTTTAGACATTGAAACACAGAATGCTCTATTTAATAAATTAAATGCCGAAATGCCAAAAGATAGTCTTCTTTTCTGTACGATTATACCTACCACATTTCCATCAGCATTTGAAGAAGTAACACAAACACGTATGCCTATGACGTGGACTTCTGCGTCCGAGTTTCACGTCTTGCGTCACTTATAGATTAGATGGATGGGAAGACTCCTCCAAAACTAGTGGTTGGATCCAAACCAGAAAAGCCTATTGTAAGAACTCGCTTTGGATATGAAGCAAAAGAGTGCGTCCGAGCACTTCAAGATGTCTTATCTCAAACAGGGTCTACTGCAACAGGAAAAGCCTTGCATTACAGTGCCGATATACTCTGTAGCGGTGGGTTTGAGATATGGATTCGACTCTTTTGGACATTTATCTTTCAGAATATTCATTTAACAAGTCTCCGGGTCTTTGTTTATTTACAACAACGAACCTTGGATTTGGAAGAACGAGTTAAAAAGCTGGATTTGGAGGAATTATATAAGGATCCGGAATTTCAGCAGAGGGCTGCTGAAGTGGTCTTGATTATTCAAACACTTCCACGACAGAGTAAATTAGTTTGGCCCAAAGTTCCATTAGAAACACACGATGCCATTTGGATTCAGACAGTTTCTGCGTCAAAAGAGTCTGAAGCTGTTCGAAAAGTCTGGCAAGCCCAGTACGATCAACCCATTTTGCGATTTGTAGGAAATCAGATTTTGATGGCGTGTGAAGATGCCAACGTAGAACGCGCTCTGTTTTGGCTAAAATGGGTGTTAGATGAAGATAAACGTGTAAGAAAACTAAATAATGGATTTACGATGACAACCAGCCGTAGATCAGGAAATACTTCTGGAAAAGTGGATAAATCTGAAATTGGATATTATGTTGCGGCTATTTTGGCAGAAGCCTATAAAGATCTTGCGCGTAGAGGTCTGATACGAATGCACGAAGAGTTTCAGATTTTACTGGATTTGTGGAGAGGGAAACAAGCACGTTTGGGTATGCGTCAACGTCAAGAATGTTTAGCAATTATGATCTTAATTTTGGCAGAAGTACCTCGTTGGAAAATTCCGGCTGCACAGCCTCTGGTCAAAGACCCTACGCTGATGAGTCGTGCGGTTCAACAATCTGTTCGGTTTTTTCAGGAAGTGATGGCTAAACCTCCTGTACAAAGTATTATTCCAAAAGATATTATGGGTGAGAAACGGAAAAAAGTGACGTTGGCTGGAAAGCCTTCAAGTACTGAAGATCAGATGCGTCTTATGGATGAAATGGTGATGGCGTTTATTGAAAGATAAATTAATATGCTTTCTTGGATTTACGAGTCTTGGATTTTTTAGAGTTTTTGGATTTAAGAGTCTTTGATTTTTTGAATCGGTAGATACGTTTTCCTCCGCGGGTTTGATTCGCGCGTGGCTCTCCACCACGTGGTTCTCCACCGGGAGGGCTTGAATTCTGTTGTACATTTTGCTGTACATTCTGTTGTACATTCTGTTGTGCATTCATCTGTGCATTCAAAAGCATATCCTCAATGTCATCGTGTGGATTAAAAGAAGACACTATTTCAATAAAATCATCCCGAGAACTATCAAGTACTTCAGAATGTTGAGGAAACTGTTCCTTTAATCCTTCAATTTTGCTAGCAATTACTGCATAATAATCTTGTAATCCTTGTTGATTTTGTGGAAAGAAATCGTCAGACCATTGTATGATGGAATCTATGGAGACACTAGCTTCAGGTATTGCATCACGAAGACGCTGTAATAAATGACTCATCTACTGTAATTCTATATTTACGAATAGATCTATAAAAAATTGAATTGCTTCTAGACTCTAAGCTACTATACTACAAAATGCAGGCTCTCATTCAGAAATTAACCGCTGCAAATGAGACATATCGAAATGGTACAGGACTATTGATGACTGATGATGAATACGATGAAGGAATTGAAATGCTATCTCGTATTGACCCAAATCATCCGCTTGTCCATCAAGTGGGTGCAAATGCCTCTCAGAGATCCAAAACATCCGTGTTGCCGCATCGGATGGCATCTTTGGATAAGGCAAAAGTACAGGAGGATCTGACCAAATTCATTAAACGTCAACCTGTTGGTGCACAGTCGAGTTTTATTCTGAGTGAGAAATTGGATGGAATTTCTGGACTCTGGAGTCCAGAGAAAAAGAAGCTCTATTTGCGTGGAAATGGAATTGTAGGTGTAGATATTAGCCACTATTTACCTTATATTCAGACGTGTAAAACGGCACTTGACTTTGAAGATATTCCGGATGAAATTTGGATTCGTGGAGAACTAATTCTTCCAAAGTCAGCAATTCCAGAGGGTCGTCTTGGACGATCCATTGTAAATGGAATCTTTCATCACGACGTACCCAATGTAGAAGAGGCAAATAAAGTCCGTTTTGTCGCCTATGAGATTATTGGAATGGATAATTCAGTAACAGCTCAGCAACACTATGAGTGGCTACAGGCCTGGAATCTTCATCTTCCTTGGAACCAGAGTTATACTACACTTCCTGATGCTTCTATACTGACAAAACTACTTGAGGAGCGAATTCTTGCGTCAGACTATGATATGGATGGAATTGTCATTCGGACAGGAAAGATTGCAAAGTCAGTGACTAAGGGAAATCCTACAGATTGTATTGCGTGGAAGCCTCCGAGAGGTGAAACACGTCTGACAAAAGTACTTAATGTGGAATGGAACGCTAGTGCAAATGGTCGTCTAGTTCCACGAGTCGAAATTGAGCCTGTTTCTATTGGAGGGAGTACCATCAGCTTTGTTACAGGAACTCACGCACGTCGTATTCTTGATTGGAAGATCGGTAAAAATGCGGTTGTGGTAATTCGGAAGGGAGGAGATGTAATTCCTGTATTGGATTCAGTTCATACTCCAACATCAGAGACTGAAGAACAAGTTCTTCCTCGTTGTACATGGGAATGGGATGGAGTCAATATTAAACAGAAGGAAGCCGATAAGGCTACAAAGGCTGCTCAACTTCTGAAGATGGCAGTCAAGCTTGAATGGGACTCAATTGGACCTTCACAGATGAAAACGCTTGTAGAAGCGGGATATACTACAGTTCCTGCAATTCGAGCACTTAGTGAAAAGGAACTACAAAAACATTTGGGTCCTGTTAAAGGAAGTCATTTCTATCAGTGTATTCAAAAGGATGGATGGACTCATAAGGATGAGATTACACTCTTTATTGCAAGTCCAATTAGCCGAACTGGAATTGGTGCAACTAAATTGGAATATTTGGCAGCAATTCAATCAGATGTAACTCTATGGTCAAAGCCAAGTACATTTACGGGAGTCAAAGGATGGTCGCCCGATTCACTAAAGGAGTTTCAAAAACTCTGGGCCGAGTATGAAAGTTTTAGAAAGACAGAGTGGTCATTTCTACCGTATCCGCAAGTATTGAGTCAACCTACTCAATCTACTCAACCAGTGGCACAAAAAGGATCAGTAGTCTTTTCAGGATTTCGCGATGCTGAACTTGAAGCAACATTAACCACTAAAGGCTATAAGGTAGTCGATACTGTAAAGGCAGATACTCGTGTAGTTTTAATTCCTAATACAAAAGATGTCGCTACATATACATCTACTAAGATTGAAAAAGCAAAGACAATCCCGGGTTGTCTCATTGCTCGTAAGGCAGATTGGACTCCGCTCTAATTCTATGACCTTCAATAGAAGTCCTTAGAGACAATGAATTTACCATCTCTTCAAATGCCATCTCTTCAAATGCCATCCATTAAAATGCCATCTGTAGATTCTACCTCTGATATTTGGAAATGGGGAACACTTATTTTTATTTTAGTGTTAATGTGTATCTATCTTGGAATTGCAATTGGATATAGAAATATGTATGGAACTTTTCGTGAAGATTCAAAGAGTATTTCAAACCTCTTAACAATCCGACGTCAAGAATTAGGATCTAAGATTGATAGTCTTGTTCCAAATACTACATCTGTTTGTTCAATGATGTTACAGAAGACAGCTGCTTGGAAAGACATTTCACAGAATGCTAGTGCATTAGTCAATTGGCGCCCTCTAACTGTACGTTTATCCGGTTATTTAGGAGGAATTAATGGACCTCGTGATGGTGTATTTGATATGACAAAAGGCATTAGAATGGCTCTTCATTTAGGAGCACGTGCCTTTTTCTTTGAACTTGATTATTTAGAATCAAAACCGTGTAATCCATTAATCTTATTTCGCGATGATCAAGGAATTAAACGATCTTTAATGGGAGGATCCTTAAATGAGGGAATTAAAACTCTTTCTACCTATTCATTTTCAGATAATTATGATCCAGTACTTGTAATTCTCTATTTTAATCGAATTCCTTCTGGAAGTAATCAGAAAAAGAATTTTTTCATAAATGTTGCAAAAGCATTAGATCCTCTATCAAGTAATCATCTAGGTATAACGGAAGCAGGTAATTTTCACGGATGTAATAAAGAAAGTATTCTATTTACATCTCCACTCTGTAATTATCAAAAGAAGTTCATTATTGTTAGCAATTACAATACATTTAATTTAGATTCTACATCTAATCCAAAAGATAATCTCCATTTTTGGACCAATGCTCGTATTTATACAGATCAAGATGGAAATGGATCTTTTATTGGATCGACTACCACCGGTGTTGCATCAGGAGGTACAGCCTATATACAAGTAGGAGCAACAAATCAGTTAGTTAATATGCCAAATGAAGGGATTACAAAATACAGTAACAAAGCGAATATATTTAAGATATCAATGGCACCTCCTGATTATAAATATACTTATAAAGAACTAGAATTTTTAATGAATCAATTAGGAATTAACTGTATCCCTTTGAATATATTTAATGATGCAATTACAATGGAACATCTTAAGACATTACAAAATAAAAATAACAAACCTAATCCTACACTTCTAAAAGAGTTATCAACGGCTACAAATGATAAAGATCTTTTATCCTTTTGGACCTATGGAGGATGGTCTTATAAAAATTAGATTTTCATTCATTCTTTTAGATGAATCTCGGCCTAATCCTCATTATAAGTATTGTCATTTCTTATCTTATATATGTTGTAATTCTTTATAGGGGAGGCTTGAAAATGGATCCATTTCAAGATATAAAAGAGAATATATATATCATACCAACACCAGTTGTTCCAAAAAAGCCTTCACCGGCAGTAAATTCAAATGGAGGTCTATTAATGATTGGTCAATAATCTATAGATTAAATAGAGACTGGCAAATGTCAGAGAAATTAAAGGAAGAGCTTAAACAAATTGTAGATGAAGCCCAAAAAAGGCTTGATCTAGAAACAGCTCAGAATCCAGCACTACAAAAGGCAATTCAAATTGTGGAAAACTTTTTACGAAAGACAGAACGTGTATGTTATGGAGGCCAGGCTATTAATGCACAGTTACCTGAAAAGGATCAATTTTATGATCCAGAAATAAGTCTTCCAGATTATGACTTTTTTTCACCGAATGCCATACAAGATATTAAAGATCTAATTCTAGATTTACAGGCGGCAGGATATACTGAAATCTCTAAACGTATTGGTATTCACGAAGGTACAACTAAGATTTATGTGAATTATGCGGCAATAGCAGATATTACACAGTTAATTCCTGAGTTCTATGATTCCATTTATAAAGAATCTGTTGTTGTTAAAGGAATTCATTATACAGATCCACTCTTTTTAAAGATGTTAATGTATTTGGAATTAAGTCGCCCTCGCGGTCAAGTGGATCGTTGGATCAAAGTCTATGAACGTCTACAGAAATTGGAAATGGCCTATCCACTCAAACGATGTTCTAACCGAAGTCCTGCGCTCTTTGAAGATGAATATTCAGCCAGAGCACGAGCCCATTTAGTAAAATATATGATTGCGAATCGTCGCGCATTTATGGGTGGAGATGTACAGGCATTGTATAAACAAAGTGGATATGGACGTTCTGCAGCATCCCGGACTGATTTTCTGTTACACGGATCAGCACCTGTTATCTTCTTGAGCCCTGATGCTGAATTAGATGGAGATCGATTGGCTAGTGATCTACACGCGCGAAAAGTCTCCATTGACGGCTACCAGAATATGTTACCTGCACTTGTAGCATTATATCGTGAGAATCATCTTATAGGTTTAATTGTTCAGGAAGAGGCGTGTCATTCGATTATAACATTACCTCTGACTAAACATCGTATTCTTCGTATTGCTTCTATTGACACACTCTTAACATTCTTTATTGGACTCTATTATCGCGAATCATCACTAGTTATGACAAAGGAAGCACTTCTTTGTTGGATTCGTGAATTGATTGAACTATCAAAACGATATCGTGAAAAACCAAATCAGCGTTTTCCTGCTTTTTCTCTTGAATGTAGTGGATATCAGACTACATTTGCATCTCTTTTGAAGGCAAAAGCAGCAAGAATTGAAGCAGATCGTCAACAATTGAGTAGTGGTGTAAGAGTTACACGTAAATCTAAATCTAAGATCCGGCAGCGGACAATGAAAACAAGAGACCACTAACATTATCTTTTCCAGTAAAGGTCGCATACGATTTTTTAGTTCCTGAACTCTTTTGCCAAGAAAAGAGCTCACCATTTTTTGCTTTTTGTTCATTAATTTCCATTGCCGATACGGATGCAGAAAGTTTCTTAGAAGATTCCAATACACTTGAAAAGGATGGAGACTGTAAGAGTCCATAGACTCGTGTAATTTCAGAATCAAGATCGGGTATTTTACATGAGGCTGCTTCTGCTTCTGCTTTTGCTTGAAGTGCTTTTTGTCGTTTGATCTTGAGTGCTTCAGAACTACACGTCTGAGAACCGACAAATGCTTCATATTTCATTCCTTCATCGATAGCTCCTTGAAGAGTTGTAACGGCATCGCTATATAATTTAAGCTCTTTTTCAATACGTGTAGGAAGATTGTCCGGAATCTGTGATAGTGCATCTACAATAGCCGATTCTGAAGTGGGGGTATAGTCAGGTAAATCAGTAAAGGTTGAGCAAGGCACTACATCATCACCATTTAAGGCAGTCTTAAGAGTTTGCTTAATCCGTTTAATAGCATCTTCTTCTGAAAGTTGTTCACCTAGCATATACATTTCTTTCATTCGTTTGTACATTCTCGCTGATAGATCACAGTAAGGTGCTAGATCTGTAGTTAGACGTGTACGAAGAGTAGTATAACGTTGTTGAAGGCTTGGATTTTCAAAGGCTTCAATATCTTTTGATAGAATACACAGACTAAGAACAACACAGGCAACAATAAGTGCTAAAAGAATAATTGTTTTTGAATCCATCGCTTCTTACTTACTATAGAAGAGAAAGGATGTCATTGGGCGCAAATTTGTCTTCAGGATATACAAATCAATTACAAGGAAATGTACTCTATTGCAGTGTTCAAAATCCATCTGAAAAAACAACATCACCTCTTTGCTGTAAGACTTCCGGCGTAATAGCTAATTCCGCAAGATATCCTTCAATGGTTTTACAAGGAAAAGTATGTCCAGCACCTAGTGCGGCAGAGTTTGCTCTTTTTCCAAAAGTGGCAGTTCAACAATCGGTCTTTATTGAACGAAAAGGATCATGTCCATACGCTACTCTTCCCGACTCTGTTAATCGATTTAGTCAATATAATCGGTATGTAATACCCACTCCGTGCCCACCTTTACCACAAAATGCTAATATGGCAGGTATTTCTAAACCAAGTACACGTCTTTGTAATCTTTAGTTAAATCTTAGATTCAATAAAATTTCGTATGTAGAGATAGAAAAATGCCTCCTGCAAATCGTGACGCCTCTCAAATCACAATTAAGAATCAGCAAAAAATGCTCTATGCGTGGAAATCAGCCAATGATGTATTGGTTGCAACTGGTTCATCTCAGCTTCGTGAACAGCCAACTAGCCAGAGTCTAAGTGTTGTAATTCAGAGACAGCAAGGTGGATGCAAGTGTGATAATGATGCTTCAGCCAACCCTTATCAATTTAATGGAACTTCTTGTTGCGGTTGCGGCTGGTAATTACGGTATATAAAACAATAGCACATAATTTAACTAATACAAAAATGGATCTTCATATTTCAATTCCTAAGGATGAAAATGATGATATAAAAGAGATCTTATATGATAATTCTGATCGGGATTCAACTATCTTTTGTGTAGCATTTGGAATGGTATGGATTTTTCTTTTATACAATGCATATTTAGCATAAAGACAAAAAAATACCGGATGCGGGGCTCGAACCCGCGGCTACGGGCTTAAAAGGCCCGTGCTCTACCAACTGAGCTAATCCGGTAAAAGATACAAGGAATGGGATTCGAACCCATGAGGCTTGCGCCAACAGATCTTAAGCCTGTCGCCTTAACCAACTCGGCCATCCTTGTTATATGTGTAGGCACTAGCAGGGGTCGATCCTGCGCTCAGAGGTTCAAAGCCTCTTGTCCTAACCGTTAGACTATAGCGCCGAAAATAACAGATACCCAGTTTAATAGTATTGCTGTTGGGTATCTTTTCTTTTTATTTTTCTTTTTATGTTTTAGTATTTAGGCTTTACCTACAACAATCTTCTTCTTTACGACAGTTGCAGCCTTCTTTGGAAGTGTAGTCTGTACTTGCTCTTCAGCAGGTTCAGGAGCTACTGGAGGCATTTGAACAGGAGCACTTTGAGATGAAAGGATATCCTGCTCATCGAGTTCATCCTCTTCCTCAAAGGCAGCAGCGAAGCCAGTCTTTGCAGGTGCTGTTGTATTAGATCGTGTAGGTATAGTGCTCATACGTCCAGATGCAGGAGACTCCTCATCATCTACAAATCCATAGCCTCGACCTACAGTATCAGGAGTGCTGTCGATCTTTAGCTGCTTGGCCTTCCAAGAGAGACCGCAACCAACACTGCTGATCCAGACACCAGTACACTCAATAAGGACAGTTACTGACATTCTGCGCACGATCATATCCTCAATGGGAACATCCTTGATCTCCTTACGGCTTGAATCATAGAATGCAGTCTCAAAGCTGCCATCCTTCTTCTTTCGAAGGGCAACCTTGACGGTAGGAGGATATGGCTTACGATTACCATTTTCATCCTCACTGAACTTGACGGTTGGCTTGTACATCTTCATCTGCTTGAGAATCTGCTGGGTCATACCAGGCTTCTTTAGCCAGTTCTTCTCGATGCACTCATTGATAACACGGGTATCCATTGAATCAAAGGCCTGATAGATAGCCTTGATCTTAGGATTGGACTCAAAATCACGAAGAGATACATTGAGACTATACTTAACAGGACCAAACTTATCATCTTGATTGAGACCATAAGGCAACTCAAGGCTGCCAATCTGCATAATTAGAGGATTGCCATTGTACTTGACATCGACTGACTTAGCACCACTCTGTAGGGACTTTACTTCACCGAAGGTAATCTGAGATGCGTTAAACTGTGTAGGTAGAACACTCATTTGATTGAATACTTTTTTTTAGGGGCGTTTGGCCATTCAATTTTAGGGGCAACTTTTTTTTGATTCTTTAACTAGAATGGATACATCGCAATATATAAGATTAAAAATGGAAGCTGCCAATGTATATAAATCAAAAACAAAAACAGTAGATTCATCTCTTTTAACTCTTCAACGTCAACAGAAGGCTGCGTATTCTGCTGGATCCTATAACGGAACAAGCTCTGTTACAATTCCAGTACCTTATGACTCTGCAGCGTGTCCTTCTAATCACTTATATACAAAAGGATATGTAACTCCTAGCATTCAAACTAATGATTCATATGTTGCCCGGCTTGCAGGAGGATATGTCTGTAATACTGTAAATTATGCGACAGATACACCAGGTGTAACTTTATTAAATTGCACAGAAGTTTCTACAATTTTAACTAGTTATAATAATCTTACTTCAAAGCCATCTACACAATGTAAGATTGATCCGAATGCGCATTTTTTTCCTGCACAAGATCGCTGTACAACAAATTGTGAAAATAATACACCGCTTTATCCTAGCTAAGTAGTTTTTATAAGAACCTTTTTTGAAATTTCAGTGAAACATCAAAAAAGACGGTCCAAGTCGGGTTTGAACCGACGACTTTGCGGTTAACAGCCACACGCTCTACCTACTGAGCTATAAGACCTTTATAGTATTTTTTTAGCGTCCCCTTGTTTCGATCAAGGGACCTATGGGTTATGGGCCCATCGCGCTTCCTCTGCGCCAGGACGCTCTTTTAGACTTTTTAAATTATTTTGTACTTTATTTTTAATTCTTAGGATCTATTTATGTATTTATGTATTTACGCAGTAGCAACTGGTGCCTTGAGGTAGTGACGGTTGAGGTATCGCTGGAGGTTGAAGTATGTGAGCGTCTCACCTTCCTGGACTCCAAGGAGGCTCTTAAGCTTGGCATCAGGGGTGATGTTGTGCTTGTTCTTGAGCTCGTGCTGCTTCACGTAGCTGGTAATGGCCTTGGTGACATTGGAACGGCTCTCCTTGGAGCCCTTAGAAACACCGAGGAATCCGCAGAGGTCATCTGAGAGAGGAGTAGGGAGCTCAAAGATGGAAGGCTTGCGAGGCTTGACTTCCTCACCCTCAACAGGGGCCTTCTTTGAGCGGCGGCGGCGCTTGTCAGCCTCCTTCTGAAGGCGTGCAACACGCTTCTCAAGACGCTTGAGCTCAGCAACGAGAGCACCAACGGTCTCACGGACAGTGTTGGCCTGGACAAGCATTGACTTGACATCATCCTGAACGGAGACAACTGGTGCAGCGGCCTCATCAACAGCAGCCGCAACAGGTGCAACTGCAGTGACAGGAGCAGAGGCAGTAGCCTTGGCAGGAGCAGCCTTAGTGGAAGCAGCAACCGGTGCAGGGGCAGCGGCAGTGACAGGAGCAGTGGTAGAGGCAGCAGCCTTCTTGGTCACCTTCTTCTCGGCAACAGGAGCTGCGGCAGGGGCAGGAGCAGGGGCAACGACCTCAACAGCCTTTGTAACCTTCTTGGTGGACTTGGTGGCGACAGAAGCAGACATTATACTAGGAGCCGGTGAAGTATTCATGGCGGGAATACGCAGCAAAAGTGTGTCAGCGCATTCAATTTTGGTTCAAAGTCTTTAATACCCCCCTACCTTTTTAGTTCAGTTATACTTTTTTTTATTGAAGTCTTATCGTTTAATGATGATAATCTATAAGACCACCTAAGAGTTTCGTTTTGGCGTCTAAATAAACCTTTCCCCCGAGACAACAGAAGGAACTCTAATGCAACCCATTGTTCGGTTTCAGTGTGCCAATATAAAAAGTCGCAAGTTCCCTCAATTACGATGCCCTTATCCCGCTACCAAAAATGAATTCTGTTGTCGGCATTGGAAAAAGCCGCATCGTTTTAATATTCCTCAGATTGTCCGTTGTGCGACACGCTCAATGGATACTGCAATACGAAGAATTCAAAATTGGTGGCGTTTAAATTATGGATCTAAGCTTCGTAAACAGAGATCACTTGTCTTTTTTGCAAGAGATTTATGTAATAATGACAGGGAACTTGCGACTTTTGAGCCACTTTCCGTAATTCCAAGAGATTATTTTTTTGTATTAAATGATAAGGGTACCAAACGATATTGGGGGTTTGATCTTAGATCACTTGTTATTCAATATGAACAAAATGGAAAATTAGAAAATCCTTACACTAAAGAAGTTGTCGATACTGAAGGAATTACACAATTCCATCTTAGAGTTGAACTTCTACGAAAGTTAAAAAAACCCCTTCATTTTGAAGGAATTAGTAGTTTATCTGCAGAACAGAGTTGGAATTTGCGTGTTCTAGATGTTTGTTTACGACTTGATATGCTTGGTTATCGTATATCTACTCAATGGTTTACAGAATTGAGTTTACTAGAAAATCAAAGACTCTATACAAATCTATATCTACTATGGAATCAAGATCTAGAATTATCAAAAGAACTCAAGGAACGAGTTGTACCTCACTATAATGAAACTGTAAGTAAATTATTCAAGTGGCCACCTCATAAAATGGCATTCAAAACAGAACTCAATAGTGTACGGAGAATGAATCTTAATTTAATGGAACGTTTAATCTCATCTGCAGAGTCTCAATCGGATCGTACACTCGGTGCAATGTATACTATTACAGGATTATGTACAGTTTCATCACATTGCCGTCAAGCGTATCCTTGGTTATTTAACCCAATTGAATGACTCATCCATCGTTTTTTAGAGTCTTCTTTTAATGTCTGTAACCGATCAAATGTATCTTGATCAATAACAAGTGTAGGATTGAATTTCTGTAGAATATGAAGACACGATCCATAATGTTTCATTCGATGAATTGCTGATTCAAAGGACATAGGTATAATTCCTTTCAAATGGCAACGATCCCATCCTGCAAGAAAGCTAGCATCTTGTAATTGACTAAGATTAATATTCCAATTATTACAGACATCTTCTATAAAGATTTCTTCAATAGACCATTGTCGCCTATGTAGCATAATTCTCCAAATACGTGGACATCCCATAACAAATAAATCCGAATCAAGAGTTACAACAATATCAATTTGCTTTGAATTTTCCATTTCTATCAAGACATCATCTGCTTCACCTTTAGCATAATGGTGTTGTACGTTAGATCCAAGACGTGTATGTATATCTTCTTTAATTTTAGCAGTTAGATGCCATCCTTGCCACGAAAGTGAATGAATGGCTGTTTTCAAATGTTTTTTATCAAGATCACTCAATTCATTTGTATATTGTTCTAAATATGCTTCAAGTTCGTGTTGAGTTTCAATTGCAGATTCTCGAACCGATCGTCGTTGCTGAATAATTTCTTTTTTATCTTGGGGTGCAACACCATCCCATACACATGTAAGTTGATGACCTTGTTTGGACCATGAATTTAAAAGTGTAAGTAATTCATCTAATTGAGCCCGATATGTATAGACTAAACTAAACATATCGATACCAATTCTTAGAGGCTCTAATGTAAGTGGATCCACTTTAGTAAAACGATCTCTGAAAAGTGTCCATACACCACGAATTCCCATATATATAACTATAGATACTCTTATAGAATACTCAATTTTTGAGTAAAACTGTATCTCAGAAGTAAGTATCCCAAGAGGGTGTTGTAAAACGTAATGATAGAGGTACTTTAGACACTAGAGTATTTGAAGGCAGAATAAATCCCTTTTGAACAAGTACATCATATTTACCGGTTATATATCTCCAAGCATAGTCATTTCTAGAATGAACTGAATATTGGCTTTCTAAGATCTCACATTGTCGTTGAATCCAGTCTAATTGTTCAGACCAAAGTTTTATAAATCTACGCTTAGTACCTTTACTTAATAATGCACAAAGAAAGACCTCAGTCCACGCTTCAGTATTAGTCTCTAACTCTTCTGTTAGCTTCTCTTTATCAAAGCACGCAGTATGAAGTAGTTCGTGGAGTAATACACGTGTACATTCTTCAAACCGATAAATCACTACTTTTCTATGATCACAGAGATAGGAGTAACCACCATTAATATGGGGTGCTTGAATTGTAGAATTTCCAGAAGGTAACGATCGTACACTTGGATGTGCGTAGATTAGAGTATAACCAATAGGATATCCTATAGCTTGATAGATACGTGACCAGAATTCCCACGGGACCGAATGATATTGTTCAGATGTACCGATAAAAAGTACACGTGTCATTCCAGGAAGTTCACGAACATAGAGATCCATTTCTTTTCGTTTCCACATCTCTAAAACTTCTTTTCTGAAATTGATGGTATCAATGGCAGAGGAAGATTCTGATTCACGTCTAAGTAAATCAACATCTTCAAATCGCGGTGAATCATCAATCCATTGTAGAGCGGGTAGTCTATAGATTCCAGAAGCCATATCTAATAATGGATCAATCCAACTAGGACTCGGCATAGGTCCCTACTACTTTGTACCTACTAAAATATCATATAGAGAAACGAATAGACTCTCCCACGCAATCGGAATACGATAGGATGTAAGTGTGTGTCCTGCAGCCGTATTGGAAGATTTAACTAGACAGTCAAGAATTTTCTTAGTTAAGACAGGACCCAGTTCTTCAGTATGTTCAATGGTTAATTCTAGAATTACTTGATGAATATCAAACCAGCGAAGATTTCTCTGTAGAAGTGAATAGAGTGTATTTCGTAGAGACTCTATATGATGAAGTTGCTTCGTTGGAACACTGCGCGTCATTTCAATCCAATTCCAGAGTACTGGTGCCCAAATATGATAGACCGGAACTTGAATTGGAATGGGTAGATCCAAAAACCAATCTTTTAGTTTATAGGGAACGGATTCACGGACTGTTAACCAGACTGTAATATTACCGGATTCACTGCGCATTTCTAAGAGACGTTGAATCAGTAGAACCGATTCAGTTGAAAGAAGATCAGCTTCATATAAAATAAGGATCCGATCACCACGAAGTACGTGCGCATTTTCACCAAGAGAATCTACAATGGATCGAATGTAATGTCTATCTTGAAGTGACATACGTGCGACTGAAAAACCGTTGTGAATTAGAGAGGTTTCATAGGGGAGTCCATCTTTTTGCAGTTCTTCAGATTGTGCTTGTTCATCGGAGACTTTCTTATCAAGACGCCAATTCTTTCGACTAATTGTAAGAGGAAGACCGCGTTGAAATGCAATTCGTTCAAGACGTTTATGGACCGCTTTTTTAGAAAGTGTATAGTCTTGACATCTCCAGAGGATTCCCATTGACTAATGGAGTGTTAGACCTATACATTTAGATACTGGAAAGCATTCATACTTTAAGGGTCTAAGCAAAGATTACGCAGACTATACAGGTATTCAATGGAATTTGGAATTCCAATTTCACGATTTGACAGTAATCATTTACGATGGGGATTACCCAGACTTGGACCTTTTAGAAGAACTATTCCATTTTCATATGAAGAGAATCAGACTCATTTACATTCATTAATTCTATGTTTGCATCCACTTCGTGTAGTAGAGGTTGATTTTCAGAAAAATCAGATACTCTTAGAAGAAACACGTCGTCTTTCATTTTTAACTAAACTTGAACAATTTCAACAATATGTTTCTCAGAGTTTACTGAGAAATCTAGACTCTTGGACTGAAGGATGTACGAGAATTATTGAAGGAATGATACCTTTACAGCCATTAGTTAAAAATAAGAAACTTACTCTTTATTTATCGTCTCAACCAGAGTCACTTACTTTTATCGAGGAAGGAGAGGCCGCTGTTTTTTCTGAAACAACGGTCAAGCCGGGAGATTTATTGCGTATTACAGTAAAATTTCAAGGTCTTTCATTACAAATGATTGAAGACAATGTGTGGACAGGAAAATCACGAATCCAACATCATATTCTTCAGATTTATAAAGTTAAACCGGATCCATCTGAGTAATTAGGACCTTTGTGCAACAAGTGCAATTGAAAGAGCCGTTAAGCATATAATGGTATTCAGTGAATTAGAGAGTAATAGATAAAGATTCATTGAAAGAGGATAGTAGATAAAATACATATACCAGAGAGCGGTATGTAAGAGAACAATTGCCCCTAATGTTCCTGTAATAGGCACGACTGTCTTTACAAGATCATTAGTTGTATCTTTTGTACCAACAAGCTGTGATAGCAAATATCCTGCAGTGATAAGTAAACCAATTTCAACACCTCCTAAGACTGATACAAGAATAGTTGTTTTTGTTTCAGCCATCTTCTAACTAGCCTAGCCAATATTTTACGTAGAGTCTAATGGAGGTAGAGCCGGTAACTTTCCAGTGAGAGTAAGTGCGTTTCCAATGCTATCAGGAATCATACTGAATACAAATAAGCATTCAACCATTAATATGAAAAGCATTGTAGGAATGATGATAGACCATATACGAAATGCATTAATTTGTAGTGATGGTTTTGGATTACAAGTATCTTCCATTCTATCTTATAAATCTATACTTATTTAATTAATACTAGTAGATGACTATAGGTCAAAAAACCATAGGTCAGAAAACAAGAAAACAGAGAATACTTAATCCTGGTCCAGAAGGATGTCATCCACGAATTCATTCTAGAAACGGATCATGTTTATCTGAATTTGTTATAAAAAACATCGGAGAGACGTTGGGTGCACCTCGTACATTAAAGAGTAGATCCCTCCGAAAATGGATTAAGACTCGAACACACTGTAAAACTGAGAGATGTTTGGTTGAGAAAACACCGATGGATGGTGGAAAAAAAGACAAACTCTTAAATGAATTTTTTCGTCCAAAGATGCCTGAAGGATGGAAAAAGGATCCAGATGAATGGCTTGATAGTTTGAATATACAAGATGTTATTCGGCAATATGAAGAGATTTATCCTAATTTTAAATTTTATGGAGCAAATCCGATTGATTTTGCTGCTCCGGATCCTCAAGGAAATATTGAGAATCCTCGGTGTTTACATGAGGATATGTGTAACATTCAACTCAACCAACTTAAAGATCAAGGAAAAACTCACTTGGGATTTGTCTATAATCTAGATCCGCATACGAAGGGTGGAAGTCATTGGATAGCAAGTTTTACAGATATTCCGGGTCATAAGTCCTATTATTTTGATTCATATGGAATGAAACCACCTCCACAGATTGCACGATTCTTACGATCTCTCACACTTCAAGATCCATCTATGAAACTTTTTTACAATGCTCGGAGGTTTCAATTTGGAGGAAGTGAATGTGGAATGTATTGTCTTTATTTTTTAATTCGTATGTTGGAAGGGGATGACTTTAGAGCCTTTTGTCGTCGGGCACCAAAAGATAAAGAGATGCTCAAACTTCGTAAATGGTTATTTTCATCATAACGCGGTAGATCTAAGGTGCTTGTATTTAGCAGACTAGGATAGAGTGAATGGATCCACGCGCATCCCAAAATCAGATTCGAAAAGTATTCTTTTCCGAACAAAATCAAATGATGCTTTATAATCTCCTTACGAAAAATTTTCAGTCTCGTCTTTCATCCGCATTAAACGAAAAGGAGGCATCCTATCTTGAAAGAGGACTTGAGCATTATATGAGTGAAGTGATTCAGCAGAATCCGAATGTAAGTATTCAGGTTTTAAATAAAGAATCTATTACTGCAACTGCTTCAGATTTCACTGCTTATTTACAAAGACAGCAGTCAGTTCTAAATAGTTCGACTGATACATTTCAGGAGACCTCGCAACGATTTGATCAATTGTTACAGGATCGTCAGAGATCCAGTGAGGCTCCCCGACCTGTTATACCTGATTATGTACAACGTATACCACTGGAAGAAGATAATAATACAAGTGCACTTGTGATGTTTGAAGAGGCTAAGAAAAAACGTAATTTGGAGATGGCCTCTCAAATGGAAGCACAGGTTGCGAAACGATCTGCTTCCGCCAATCAACCTATCTATTTACAGGATCAGCAGCAACAGAGACCGGATCCTCGTGTAATGTTTGATAAGCCTCTAGATCTTGTCATTGCTGGACAAGAATTACAAAGGGAACTTCCTGGTCGTGCTGATATGAATCCGACTATTGCACGTCCCGGACCAGATGCTTCACGAAATATGTTACCACAGGATCTTATTATCAAGCAGCAAGATATACAAAGTTATAAAGAAACTGAATATAACTTGTCAATTTACAGTGCGGATCGTAAATGGGAACAACCGATTAATGATACTCAAAATAATGAAAATCGCTATAACTTTAGTGTTAATTTATTTAGTGGTAATCCTACGAATGGAATGAGCATTATGCCAAAGGGATCTGCTCGTTTCAAAAACATTACACGCATTGAGTTTGTTAAGGCTATTATACCGATTGAGGGTCTAGATATTATTGCAAAGAAAAATTCGCAGGCAAATAGTGATACAGATACATCACTTCTTACTACGGTCTTTAGTCTACCTTTTGTTACACTCAATATTAATGAATTAGATACGAATAACTACGGAACAGCAAATACAATGGATAACGCATTTGGAATCTTACAATATGACGCAAACTGGATTTCAGATACAAATGCTGGAAGCCGCGGATTTACCTCTCTAATTCCAAAACACTTGAAGTGTCAGCGTGTGTATACACCTACACCTCTTGCAACACTCACAAAGTTAACAGTACGTCTACAGAAACCTGATGGAACAATTATTAGTGATATTCCGGATACAGTTGATGTAAGTGGTATCTTTTTTAGCAATAATGTATCGAGTTATTACGTAACAGGTCTTACGAAGACTAATACAAGTTATTATGCTGATACTTCTGGTGAATATATTTGGATAGATACATCTAAGTGGTTTAGTCGCTTTACTGCAGCTCAGGGAGATCGTGTTCTTATTCGTGGAGTTACAATTGCTACACCGACTCCTGCACAACAAGATTTCATTGATTTCATAACACGACTGACTGGACATATCATTGTACAAACGGTTTATAGTTATCAGAGTTCAACTAATGTATTTATTAAAGATGGTCAAAATTCTCAAGGATACTGTCGGTTCATTATTATACGAAATCAGTTTAATGATCCAACTACAGGATCTACAACTGTTAAACCCTTTGGAAAACAACTTACAAATGCAACGTTAGCATCATCTCTTCTTACAAGAAACTTTACACCCGGCAAACTACTTAATTTAAGTCACCAAACTGAACTCATTTTCCGCGTGATTACAAGAGATTACGATTCAACAAGTCTAGTTCGTCCCGATAATCTCTAAGGATCATTCAGAATGCGGGGTATACGCGATGCCTTTTTAGTTATAACCCTATTTGCAGTTTTGCTGATTGGGTTGTATATTGCGCAAAGCAGTAAAGAAGGATTTAACGCAAATGCAACAGATTTACATAATCGATTCGTTCAACGACAACAGGCTACGTTTAACCCTTTATCCGTTGCATTGTTAGCATCCAATTCTGATGGAAATCTTCCTAATGATACTCAAGTTTTACTTGGAACACCTGTTACAAGAGGAACCCTAAGTGGTGTTCCAGAAACAGATGTAACTAACCGATATCCTCAAGATGATGATCCTAATACATTTTTGAATACGATTCGTATGTGCGAGGCAGTAAAAACTGCTGACTGTTCAGCATTTGATGATCCTAAGTTTGCAAAGGACTGCGGTGTTTGCGTTGACATCGGTAAAAATAGTGAGGGAAAACCTACAACAGGTGGTCTTGTATTAATGGCACGTGATCGTGAGTATTATCAAAAATATAGACGTGGAAATCGTCTTCCTGATTACAGTGCAACGATTGGAGCTTGCCCGGCTCAACGAATGGCAGGTAACAAAGCGGAATGCTTACGTATCAAAAAAGAAATGGCCTGCCAGAAAGGTGCAAATTTTGATCTTGAGAACTGCTCGCAGTGTTATGCAGATGGTACCTATTTTCCTGTAGATGCAAATACTAATGTAAATCCTCCTACCTTATATCTTATAGGTAACGGTATACTAAGTTATGTAGAATCAGGATATGAAGCACGTAGTAATTTAGGTCTTTCAGATACTCCAATTAAAGTTCAATTACAAGGAAAAGAGGCAATTCGTCTTACATTAAATATTGCACCGAGAGATGATGGTACCTCTGCCGAAATTGCAGGATATTTAGAGGGAATTACTGCAAAAGGAAAGTTTACAATTGATATACAGCGCATTATTCAAACGGATGCCTATACTGGAAGAAAGCCTCGTATGGTGGGTCCAATACGTGTTAATGATATTTCAGTCAATAAAATGCGTCCCGGATTTGGACAGAAGAATATGAGTTTAGTTATTCCGACACCGTTTACATTCGTAGATACTGATTCATTGGAAGGCGATATGTGTAGTACTGGACCTTTTATCACAAAACGAGCCAGTGCTGAATTCTTGGATAGTGATCCTTGCTATAAAAAGGGCACAGGTCCTGGAAGTTATACACAGGAATGTCTACAAAATACCTTCTATGGTAATGGATGTTTAGATTCTGGAACTGGATTTCCAAGCACAACCGCAAAGTCATCGATGTTATTAACAACACCTTCAGGTGTAAATCGATCACTCAATGACATTGCCTCAATGATTTATGAAAATGCCATACGCGCAGCAACTGGAATGTCTAGCAGTGGAACTAAGTTATCTATCGAAGAATGGTCAACCGCCAGTGTATTCTGTACTGGAAAACAAATTACATCACCGTGCGATACTGAAGCTAAAGAAACAGGACCTCTAACCAAGGAATGTTTGAATTATTTGTGGAAGAATGAAGGTGCAGGAAAGCCTCTAGGTGCAACCTACAATCTTGCCTCCTCTGCAAACAGTTTATTCAGTACATTTGATTCAACCCAGTTCTGCCAGTCTAAGGGAGCACTTTCTCCTGTTAATGCGAATGGATCAGATAATACTAATGCTCTTACATATTGGCGTTCAAAGGGAGGTGTTGAAAGGGTAAGAGGAATTATGCGTGAGATTCACCGAGTAGCCAATACTGAAGGAACTGATCAACAAAAACAGGACGCAATTAAGAATTGTTATGGTCAGAATTTAGCCGCTAGACCTGAACCTGCTAGTTATTCGACACCCACGTGTAGAGCAAAGTGTGGTCACACGGCTCGATATGTTCGTGTACAACAGGCTAGAAAAGGCGATGCGTGGCTACAAATTGCTCAGCTTGCAGTCATTGATTCGAATGGTGTAAACGTAGCTCTAGGTAAATCTACATCATCAGGGTCTCAGTGGCCTGGTACAAATTCTGCAGTTACTGTGGATGGCGATTTACGATCAAGAAATCATAATATGGCGTACCACTCATATTATAATTATTCTACAGGACGCTGGGAACACGATGGAGAAGCACAAGTAACGATTAATTTAGGAGGTGATTTTGATATTACTCGTGTAGTCTATTTCAATCGCGCTGACTGCTGTGAATGGAGAATTACAGGTGCAAAAGTTATTTTATATGATATGAATGGTGCATTTGTTGCTGAGAGAACCATTACCTCATCTTCTCCTCTAAGTGTATTAGATTTCCGTACAAGTAAGTCAGCTGAATGCTTGAAATGCGAGAGTTCAAATAAGGAACAAGTCTTCTGGGCTGGAAAAAATAATGGATATTCTCACCCCAAGTCAGAAGGTGAATCTGTCTGTAATACACTAGGTGCTAAACAAGCAACCTATGCACAAGTTCTATCAGCTCAAAAAATGGGTATGGATGTCTGTGCTTCAGGATGGGTAAAAGATTATGGAAATGCCATTTATCCTATTTATGCATCCATCATTGGAGGATGTGGTAATGGAAGTCAGGGTATGAAAGAGTATACTCCACCCAGTAATACTGCAGGTGTGTGGTGTTATGGAGTAAAACCAATTGGATCTACTGTGGATAATATTAGTAGTGCAGGAACAGGATCAGAAAATAGAAGAGTAACTACAAACGTAGGAACTTACCATATTCGAAATTTTGATAGCACAAAATACAACGCCCCAGAATCATCACCCGGCAATTCCATTTAGTTTTCTTCATCACAAACAGGAGAAAGAATGTTTAATAGAATGTTTAATGAATCACGTGAGCCTTTCAACAATCCAGTTGCACAACAGGCTAATGCGATTAATCAATATTATGATACGACTCTACCAAATCCAGTGTATGTTCAAAACAGAAATATAGATATTGCTAAACTTACTGGAAATCTTAGTAATGATTTGAAAACCTCGGAAGCAGGAATTGATAATACTCGTTTAGAGTCTGGATTATCAAGTGAACTTCTTGCAACACGCCAAGCACAATGCGAAGGAGGAGGAGTTATTGATAAATTTCAGCACTTGACTAATTTAGTAAACAGTCAGGATCCTCAGAGTCGTGCTCGCTGTGGATGGATTTATAATACACAAAATCCTCAAAATGGAGCAGGCGCATACGGAATTGATAATGGTCCTTATCAGACAAGTGTTCAAGGTCAATGGATGTGGGATCTGAGAGAGGCAAAGAAGAAAGTTCATATAGATCTCTGTAAACGTGTTCAGAACTGTCAAGATTTGGATGCTCCAATGTTTAGAGATCGCTGTGGATTTTGTAAAACATCCGGTAAAGCCGTTCCAATCACAAATGGTATTACAGCATATCCTAATGATCCTAATAACTCTTGCTCTAGTTCTGCACTTGTTAAAACAGCAGGCACTTGTCCTCCAATTCCCGCAGTTGATCCCGGCAGTCCTGGATCTCAAGCAGTCGATGTTTGTGCAAGTTTACCGAATGGAGCCTTGAAACGTGACTGTATTATTCAAAAAGCCAGACAGGCTGGATGTACAGAAGATGGTTCACTTGTTCAGGGACTCAAAGTGGGCAGTGATATGAATTATCTGGATGCTCTCGTTCAAGCAAAATCGTATACTGTGTATCAACAGCGCGCAGCACTTCCATTAGATGAGACATCCTTAAAAAATGGACGAGTTACCATTTCACAAGCATTAACTGAATTTCAGCGAGTGAATCAACAAGCCTCTTCATCAGTTCAATCTGGACTCCGTGCATCCGCTCGTGATTTATGTTTTGCATCTGGAACAGTCGATCAATTTGATTTCTGTACTGAATTGTTGGATACATCTCGTCCTCCATATTCATTGGAATGTCTTCAAAAGGAATTTTTGCGAGCAGGAGGCCAGCGATCTGGTATACTATATCCCCAAGCAACAAATATTGCGGCCGAATGGAATTCTCAAAGTACTTGGAAGGATGTTAAAGCAAAGATTCGAGTGCTGTCTGATGCTACAAGTTCAACCGATCGTGGAAAACAACAAACCGCAATGGCTAATTTCCTAGGAATTCCTCTTGAAGATAAATCTAGACCTCTGATGCCCAAGATTCCAGGTGTAGAAATCTTCTGGTTTACTCATCAATGGGATGTTAATACACCGACAGTCTTTTTAGGTCGTCGTATTCGTCCTACACCTCCTGATATTAATCAATCAGTTGATTTGAAGGGTACTCAGGGACGTGGTAATAACAGTGATCTTATTTCATTTAACTATTTTACAAATATACTTCCGCCAAATGATATGAATATTCGTGTTCGCTGTACGGGTGACGATGGATTTGCAAATACCTTGAATCGTCCTATTTTTAATATCTGGAATTGGAAGTGGACAACGGATTCACAGGAAACCACGTGGCTCGGATATTTCCCTCCTCAGATGATTATTAATTGGTGGAACTGCTGGAATATTACATCTAAGGGTCCAAATATTCTACAAGGATATTGGTTTAATGGAGGAGGTGGATATTATTACAAGTTTGAATATCAACAAAATTGTTCTTGGAATTGGTGGAACAATTGGTGGGCAGGATGGAGTACACTGCCTTCATCAATGTGTCATCTAACACAAGAACCATTTGCTCCAATGATCTGTTTTGAAGTTTATGAAAATGCTCACAGATTTGGATCTGGTTGGGCATTTTGTGATAAACGAATGGCAGGCAATAAATTAAAGTGGTATACCGATCAGAATACTCCTCAAGTTAAACAGGCACCTTCAATGCCAAGTGATGAATTCCCTCTTAGAAAAGGATATGTCCAATTTGCTCCAGGCAGAGGAACACGATCATTGTTCAAAATGAAGTTTTATTCATTTATGACGATGACATTATTAATTCGTTTTGATTCAGTGCCCGCAGCATCATCCAATGAACCCAATTTTATGTACTTCTATTCGGAAGGCCGATCTTATCTATTGCTATACTTACAAGGAACAGGCGTTTTTAATAAGGCAAAATTAGGAGTATGGCATCAACGCGCAGGACGAAATGACAAGTCGGTTGGTCTAGACGTTGAAGTAGGTGTAACTTATTTAATTACTCTTCGTATGTTGCGACAAACTGAATCAGATATCTTTTCATTAAATAGTATTCAATTAGGTGTAGCTCCTTTATCTGAATTACAAAAAGATGGAAAGGCGCTCAAAGAATTAAGCCCGATTGTATTTTCAGATCCAAAATGGCTTGAGAATCCTCACGATGGATTTAATGCAGATATTGTATTTGGACCTTATTTCCCTTACAAAGTATATTGGCTTCACTTTTTTGATTATAAGATGGATGCAGAATCTATTAAACGAGAAGCCAATCAGGATTGGTTAACTGGCTGGTATACGTAAGTGGCTGGTATACGTAAGTGGCTGGTATACGTAAATAGGTAAGTATACCTAAATATCTTCTAGTAACCACTAGTAATGGATCGTATTGACGCAATTTATCTTCTCTGCCACCCTGAAAAAGAATTTTCACGATGGCAGCGACTTCAAACACACTTACAACAAAGAGGAATCCCAGCATCTAAATGCATTCAAATGGCTCCTACGTGGGGAGATCAATTAGATCATACTGTTTTTGAACTTTATAATCCATTTTATCCTAGAGAGTGTCCTTTTTTGAGTTGGAAAGGACGATCTTTATCTAAAGGTGAAATCTCACTTATTTTAAATTTCTGGTCAGCAGTGGATCACGCACTTGAACATCATTTTAAACATATTATTATTTTTGAATCAGATGTCTATCTACGAGACGACTTTATGGAACGTCTGACTGAAATGATGGATTTATTAGAAACACGTGAATGGGATTTTGTAAGTCTGAGTGATGGTGTAGGAACTCACGCAGAACGACCTGATGGATCTAATTCAATCTTTGCTAAAACAGGTGTCTATAAACCACCTCATCAATTTCCATTCAGATGTACAGATTCAATGCTCTTTCGTGTGGATATTTTACGTCGTATGCGACCTCAAGCGTTTCCATTTCGCGAATGTCTTGATTGGGAACTTAATTACCAACTTGGATCGATTGGTGGAAAGGCTTTATGGGTTGAACCTCATTTAGTTGAACAAGGAACCGTTAAACATCGATTAGAGACTTTCTTACCCGCTTAGTTTTATTGCGATACATTGGTCTCTTTTTCTTGTTTGTTTTATTGCGACTACCACCATTTTGACGAGGACTTGTTTGAGTTGGAGAGGTTGAAGCTATAGGCATTTTTAACCTTGAACTTGGTCTTGAACCTGGTCTTGAAACTAGTATTTTTGGAGAAGTTGAACCTGGTATTTTTGGAGAAGTTGAAGATTTACCCGTTATTGAAAATGATAGTCTAGATACTGGTCGAGCAGATATTTGAGCCTCTTGTGTTTGAGCCTCTTGTGAATCCATAATTGAACTAACTTCCGCATTAATATTCGAATTTGAGTTACTAAATTTATTTTCAATTTTACGATTCTTAGGAGGAGTATTCGGAGCTTTATTTATAAATAATATAGGTGATGTAGTTCCAGGCGATGTAGGTATAGGTGTAGAATTTTCTATATTAGATATAATAATAGGATCCATCATATATACTGCTTCTTTAAGAATAGTACTTAAATTCTCATAATCAAGACTTAATTCATTATCTGTATAAATTGGTTTACGATAAAAAATTGATTCATCGGTTAAAAATCCATAGAGTCTAGCATTTTTTGCATTTATATGAAAAGTAAAGGCATTGAAAAGGAGTGTTGCAGGTGTTACTTTATTATTTTCACCATAACTATTAGTATAATCTTTTATAGATATTATAGATTCTATACGGTAATAATCATCCTCTCCATAAGATGCTCTTACAAAATCTAACATCTCATTACAAGTACGACGAAGAAATTCATGATCAAATATCTTATTTGAAAATCTTCTACGGTATGCATTCCATATGAGATTACATGATTGTTTAGAATCTTTACCTACGAATTTCATAAATGATATTAATAATGGATAATGATTAATTAATTTAATAGGTTTTGGATTAACAAATGCATAATCCTCATCTGTACCATAAGGCAATTGCAATAATTCATCATTAAAAAGATCATAATATTCGTCTCTAGGCTCAAGTTCTGCTCCACCTACTTGTGTTCCATACAGCTTTGTTAAAAATGGGATAGTTTCTACATTTTTATTTTCTCCAATATCTTTGAATGCATTATAAAGTTGAATCCTGTAGACACCTTCAAATTCAATATTAATATATTGGTTTTTCATTTTAATAACAATAATATCCATTATCATCGATCCATTATGGAGTATTTCTGTTCTTTGTGGTGTTAGACAATTAAATTGATCACATAGTTTGCTGTAGGTATTTGAAACTATAGACAAATTTATATTAGTTTGTATGTTAGTATATTCTTGTCTAAAAAAATCAGAAACTATTTGTTTTATTTGTTTTAAGGCATTTATTATTTTAAGAATAAGTTTACCTGCATTTAGTTGTTGATAGAATTTATTAGCTTCTTCATAATCTCTTATTTTAGCAGCTATTTCAGATCTTGATAATGTAGGATCTATAGAGATTCTAGAGAGATTTCCATTACTAGGGAGTTTTCCATTAATTAATTGTTTATGAAACATTGAGTATGCAGGTTTTAATAATCCAGTATCAAGACTATTTTCAAATGAACCAATAAGAGCATTATACTTTTCCTCTGCCTTTGTAGCAAGTTCACGAATCATTGAAATATAATAAGCTCGTCTTATAGATTCATTTTCAATCATACCTGGGAAAAATTCATAGTAACCTTCATTTCCTTCTCTTGGCATTACTTGTAAAATGGAATGGACTCCTTTAATAACTGCACGCACATAGTTAAGACGATCTGTTGTTTTGAGAACATAATGTAAAATATTAAATCTAGATTTTTCATTTGTTTTAAAATCTAGTAAAGCAGGTCTACTAACACGATTTGGTATGAATGGATTTAGTATTCCTTGAATTGATGGAGAAATAGATGCAACAAGCATTATATCACCAAGAGCTTTTCCCATATAGTATTTTTTGAGTGTTTGAGGATTATTAAAACCATCTAAACTTTCAATCTCTGCAATACTTGTAAAATATCCAGCTCTATCAATATCTGTTGAATTGATTGGCTTATATTTAAGATCTTTCTTATAATTCTTAGAAATCATTTTCCTTGCTATTGCATCTTCTTTACTACCATTACTATATTCAAATACACAATTTACAATTCCACCACCTTTAAATTTAGATATAATTACATTTGACAAAGCTGAAGGAGAAAATCCATATTCTGCTGCATTAATTTTAAATTCCTTATCATATCCATCATAATAAACAGGTTCATCAGCCGGAGAAATTGGTTTTCCTGCTTGATCAAGAACACTACCAAATGTAATAAGGTTTCTTGTATCTAGTTGTTTAAAAATCTTACTTCCATTATCATGGACAATACCAATTGTATTGTTACCTGTTGAAAAAAGAACAGCATGTTTCTTAGTTCCTTGAAACAGAGCAGTTGTTTCTGTAGTTGTAAAAAGAAGACGTGCTGATTTACGAATTGTTTCTTTTCCTATAAAATATTCAAGAACATTATCTTCATCTGTTTTATATGTTGTATAATCTTCAAAATCTCCAAGATTACCTACAATCTCTTTAAAAATAGGTTTATTTCCGTGATCATGAATCATATCCGCATATAAATGATAGGCATCTTCATATTTAGTTATATTATTACGTGAACGTTTACGTGTTGTATTCATCTAACTCATATATAGAGTTAAACTTTGACTGACCATTCCACACAGAGAATCTGATTTGAATTCTGATCTTTCCATCGAATCGTTGTAACAAGCTTGCCTGAAACGCCTGAAGGAAAAACTGTAATACTTTTATCAGTGTGATGACCGATAGCCAGAGGACAAGGATCAGGACAACATCCTGCAGCCATATCAGAGCAGAGATCATTTACGGTGGGCGAGAAGGGAATT